TATTCGGCTACTTCTTATGGGTGGCGTCCTGTTCTTGAAGTTGTACAGTAGGACACTGTACGTATCTAACTTCTACACTCTTGTTCTAGTGGCTGTAGCGAAGGCGAAAGCACTAGAACGATTAGCAAATAGGTAATAACTAATGTTGAAATCATTTAAACAATACATACAGGAAAAGATAACCCCAATAGTATTTCATAAAACTTCTGTTGTTAACGCTATCAAGATATTAGCTACTAACAAGTTTAGGTTATCCGCAGTAGTAGGAACTAAGTCAGAGGAAGAACAAAATAAGGGTAAGTTCTATTTCCTAAGTACAGCTAGAACTCCTAATTCATCTTTCTTTAACAAGTTTCCTACTACTGGTGACTTGTATTTTGAATTAGATGGTGATAAGTTTAATGAACGCTATAAGGGGTTTCCTATTGACTATTGGGGTGATAGTTTTTCTGATAGGGAAATGGAAGATAGAATAGTATCTGATGACCAAATAATCCCCAATGCTAAAAGTTATATTAACTCTATTCATGTTTATTATGCTACTACTAAACCAGTAGAGAAATCCCTAATGGCTAGGTTGATGGATGGTGAGAAAGGTAAAGATTTAGGAAGTGAGGAAGTAACTATAGATAGGAACCGATTAAAGTACTTTGAGAAACTATATTCTCTAGCTAAGAAGAACAATATCCCTATCTATTTCTATAATGATGAAAAGGCTTTCTTTAATCGTAATACTAAGAAGACTATTAAACCATTAGAGATATTTAAGAAAGAAGGTACATTTAAGGATGAAGAACCTAAAACTTATCCTAGACCTAGACGTAAGCATTTCTTATCTGAATGGTTAGAATTGATTAAAACTCCAATAGACCAAAGTCAATTTAATAGTCAGGATGAATATACTGGTTATCTTAAACAAAAATTAGATAAGAGAGCTTATAGATTAGTAAGTGATATTATGTATGGTAGCTACATGGATGACCTTAAGAGGTCGCTAGACGCAGATGTACATAATATGAAATCTGATGAGAATATTAGTAAGTTTATAGATGCTATGAAGGAAAACAAATTGCGAACACTAGATGATGTGATAAACTTTCTTGTAGATAAGTATAAGTGGAAAGAGTAAAGACTAAGGGGATAGTGATTAAGCTATCCCCTTTTGTTTAGAACAGTTTGGAGAAATGGACTTGGTTATTACCTAGTCCTAGTTTAGTTCCCATGAGATAAGCAATCACTTTCCTATGTTTATCGTCAAGAATACCCATCCTATCAGCATCCAAGAAAGTAACCTTTCCCCGTTTACCAATAGTCACATGTGCAGTTTCATGTAGGTAAATGTGATCCTTACCGTTATTAAATTTAACAAATACCATTCCATGTTCGTTTTCTGTTACTTGTACGTCATGGAAATTGTCTTGTATTTTGTTCCACATTTTCACTTGACTCTTAGTCATAATCAAAACTCCTGTCTCAATGTTTAAGTTGTTTCCATCACTCACAACTACATCGTAACAGGTTACTCTTTACTTGTCAATAGATAAATACAACTAGCAATCACTTTTTATTTTTATACTATAGAGGGATACAACTATGGCTAATATTCAATTTTTATTCGAGTCAGAATTACTAGTAGAGATAAGTCTACAAGACCACTACGATAAGTTTGGTGATAAGTTTAATGTAGACGATTACGAAAGATACCAACAGATAGCCAAATTAGACCCTACATCTAATGATGGTAAGATTAAGGGTAAGTATACTGAATGGCTACTAAAGCAATTTGGTGACATGTCTGATAGCGTATTTGAAGCTAATGTTAAAGATAATGATTATAAGAAATGGCTAGAAGGATTAGGTAATATTAAGGGGTTTGATATAAACCAATATAAATCCCTAGATGATTTGAAAGATTATTATAATAGCTTAGATGAAGAGGATTTACTTAGTAGTAAGGAAAAGAAAAAGCGTCAGAAAAACATACTACAAAATAGCGAACACGTAAAAATCATTTATAAAGATGCTGAATATATAGTAGCTAAACCTATTACTAAGCAGGGTAATATACTATTAGCTAGATATAAGTGTCCTGAATCAGCTAAATGGTGTACTGCTGATCCTAATAATGATAGTCATTGGGAACGGTATATGGAACGTGGAGAATTATTTAGTGTTATTCCTTTAGCTAATCCTGAAGAGAAGTTTCATGTATACGTGGAAGATGGATATGTTGACGAGTTAAGAGATTTTGAGGATGATGATTACATGGAAGAAGGATTAGAAATATTAAAGGAACTAGATGAGAAAAGTGAAGGACAACTTAGGGAGCAAATGGGAGTAGAGGAATTTGAAAGGTCACAACTAAAATTAGAAATTAGTAACGAAGAATCGGCTATTTATTATATTTTTGGTCAACCAGAACTGTTTGATTATTTCAATAGATCACCTAGTGATACTGAAGCGGAAACTGGCGATTATGTAGTAGAATTTATTGCTGATTTAGATATAAGACCATTAACTCAGAAATTTTTTGGTGGCGTATTTGACTATGGGGTTGAAGGTGATATGCGTGTTGTGAGAAAGTTTGTTGAAGTTTTAGAGTCAGCAATAGAATCAGAACACATGACTAAGATGGAAATAGAATCGTTTTTTGACTTAGTAGCTGATGAAGAATTTGAAGTAGCAATAGAAAGAATTGGTGAGGATTTAGCCTATGATTTAGAAAATGAAGAAATAGAAAATCCTAAACAATACGTTATCAACTTTCTTGAAAGAGAAGATTTAAGAAATTACTTAGAAGAAACTACATCAATGTTAATCCACCAAATAGAATTAAGACTTGATATAACTATTAATAAACCGTGGGAAGATGAAGAAGAAGTACAAGATAGGATATTAGACTACTTAAACATAGAAGAATCTAAGAAACCAACTTGGGCTAAGTTTGTATAAAGGATTATCACAATGGCTAATATAGAATTTCTACTAGAAGCAGTTAATTATGAACAGATGTTTGAGGGTATGTTTAATGTGTTTGAGGGCGATAACCAAAACAAAGTTAAACAAGCTATCCATAAAGAAATTAAGAAAGCTAAGGCTACCTTAAAGAAACAAGATAGAGTTACTTGGTACTTAAAGGTACTTAAGAAAACTATCATTGACGTACTGGACACTGAATTTGATAAGGATAAGAATAGACTATACACTACGGGATTAGGAGTATTCGATTTCGATGATGACGAAGAAAGACAAAGAACTAAGGAACGGTTTGAGAAATACTTTAAGAAAGAGATTAAGAAACTAAATGATATTAGTATAGAGAACTCTATTCAATCTGTTCAACAAACATTACCTAGATTAGAACATTATCTATCATTGCCTATAGGTGGTATTCAAAACTACTCTTGGAAAACCCAATCTATTGATGATGTACTTTCTGAGTTTGAGCGATTAGAAAGAGAATGGAAAAAGGATTCAAAAGAGTTAATACCAGTAGATGAAGATGATGAGATAATAATGAAAATGGGTGATTATTATTGGGTTGATTTAGAAAAGGCTTATTGTAGTAAAGAAGGTGACGCAATGGGTCACTGTGGTAATTCTCCAAGGTCAGGCGAAAATGATACTATTTATAGTCTAAGACAATTAAAAAAGTTTGGTAATAAAAAGTATTGGCATCCACATGTTACTGTTACTCTAGATGAAGATTTAATGGTATGGGAAGTTAAGGGTAGAGGGAACGATAAACCTGCTGATAAGTATATCCCTTATGTGGTAGAATTATTTAGTAATGGTAAGTATGTTAAAGGACAAAGAACAGGTGTAGGCTACTTACCAGAAAATAACTTATACTTTGAAGATGATTTTACTGAGGAACAACAAGAAAAGGTTAAAACTAAAAATCCTCAATTTGAGATAGTTGAAAGAGAACCTATTAAAATGGTACTAGATGAATATGATTTACCTGCGTTTGTGTTTTTTGAAGATTTTGATTATGGTCAGTTTACAAATAGACCAATAGAAAATGGAGAAGACATGGAGGAAGTATTACAAAACGATCCTGAATTAAACATAGCTAATTTTAATAAGCTAATAGATGAGGGATTAAGTGCTTACCTAGTTTGTGATTATGATTGTGAAGTGAGATTAGAAACGTTTATGAATTACATTAAAGAGTTTATGGAGACTAATAGAAGTGAAGTAGTACAAGCTATAGCTGATTTATTTGAAGACCAGTACAATGTCTTTATTAACTACTTAGACAATGAAATAGATAAGGAAATAGAAGGCTACATAGATGAAGAGTTTGATGAGTTTGATTGGACTGAAGATACTCTTGATGCAGAAGATAAAGAAAAAATGTTAGATAAATTAATGAATGATTGGGATTATTTCTTAGAGGATTATTATAAGAGGCAAGGTACAAAGCTGGGCGATAAGGTTATTGAGTACCTAGAAGAATTGGATTACTTGTTTCCTAATGGTGAAGAGCCATATAATCCTAAGCATACGTTTTACGATGTAGTAGATGATGGAGAAGAGTTTATATCAAATAGAATGTTACAAGTGATTAAAGAAAAGAAACGAGAAGCATTAGGTGATGATTATGAAGAGGGTGACGAAAAATCACAGGCAGAAATAGATAAAGAACTAGGGCAACTAGAATTTGATTTTGGGGAATCACTAAAACCTAAATGGCGCAATTTAGTAATTATGTAGAAGTTAAGGTAGGCTATCTATGTGGTAGCCTACCTTTTCACTTAAAAGTCCAACACAAGCTAAATTTGGAACCCTCAGCTATGGTTTAGGGTATGTTAGTGTAATATTTTATCCTAGTGAAATCAGTTTCTTCAAAATCAGGAACATCTTCTTCAGACAAATAACTAAATCCACAATAGTTATCAGTTTCACGTAATACTACTTCTGCTAATCTCATTAGCTCTTTTCTGTTTTCCTTTTCACTATCTTGTGAAGTTTGAAGTCTATCATTGATGTATTGGATAAGTGTTTTTACTTCCATAGTTTTTCTCATAATCCCCTCCATCTTAAATTGTTTTCCCTCACTAACAACTACATCTTACCACTATTAGATTATTTTGTCAACCAATATTTTTCAGTAAGTGTTGACACCAAATAACCAATAGCAAACAATGAACCAAAAAATCCTACCATAGACACTAACACTATTCCAACAGTTACCACATCATTGTTCTCAAACAAAATCAAAGCATTGTTACAAATAGTTCTAATCGGATTCATAATCAATCTCCTTTCGTTAGCGACAGAAACACTATATATCTTTTTGAGTTTATTGTCAAGTGATAAATACTATTGAGTAAATAGTTGAAATAATTAGAGTTAAAACTGGAGATAAAGATGAGTAACGAGAAAATTAATTATTATAGGGGTAATCCTAAGCTACTAACTGGTGGTGAAAAGTTAGATTACACTAAAGAGCAGATAGATGAAATAATAAAATGTAGTGAGGACTACGAGTATTTCATTTACAATTACGTTTATATTAAAACCCATAAGGGATTAGAAAAACCAGAAGTAAGACAATATCAACAAAGGATGTTAGAAACTATACATAGTGATAACAGAGTGTTGATTATGGCTGGAAGACAGTGTGGCAAATCTGCTTCTATTGCTATGTATCTAGCTTGGTATTTATGTTTTCATTCCCATAAGACAGTAGGCATAGTAGCTAATAAAGAAAAAGTAGCTAAACTGATGCTAAACACTGTTAAAAACATATTTATTAATTTGCCATTGTTCTTAAAACCGGGAGTAGATCAATGGGGGATGACGGAAATAAAATTAGATAATGGTAGCGTAGGGGTAGTTAGTGCTTGTTCTGCTGATGCACTGACGGGGTACTCGTTAAATGTCTGTGTGGTCGATGAGGTTTCTAAGATTGCAAAGAATAAAGCTAATGATTTCTTTGATTCAGTATTACCTACTGTAGAAGCTGACCCTGATGCTAAGGTAATTTGTTGTTCTACTCCAAAGGGATTAAACCTTTGGTATAAAATGTGGAAAGAAGCTGAAAGAGGTATATCAGGATATAGTACAGTGTTTGTTGAATGGAATGAAGTTCCCGGTAGAGATGAGGAATGGCGTGAAAAGAAAATAGCAGAAAAGGGATTAGAGTATTTTAACCAAGAATTTAGCTGCATGTTTCATGGCTCTTCCTCTACTCTAGTAGACGGTGCTAAGATAAAATCGTTACCTATACTTAGACCTATTAAACAAGAATATGAAAACAAATTTAACATCTACGAGTTACCGAATAAAGATCACCATTATATATTAATATGTGATGTTTGTGAGGGTGTAGGAAAAGATTATAGTGTAATACAAGTAATAGACTACTCAGGAGAAACTTATAAACAAGTAGCTGTGTTTAGGGATAACACTATAAAGCCATTCAGTTTCCATTTAGTTATAGATAAGATTGGTAGATATTATAACGAAGCCTTAGTAATGATTGAGCGTAATAGTTGCGGTGCTGAGGTAGCTGACAATCTAATGTATGATTTGGATTATCCTAATATGTACTATGGTGATGACTTAGGAATCAGAACTACTAAGAAAACAAAATCACTAGGTTGTAGTAATTTAGCGTTCCTAATAGAAACAGACAAATTACTTATATGTGATTATGAAACTATAAACGAATTAAGTAAGTTCGTATATGATGGTAAGACGTTTAAGGCACAAGATTACGATGACCATGATGATTTGATTATGCCACTAGTCTTATTTGCTTGGTTAGCTATGGATAAGGTAGAAGCTGACTTATGGTTAGAGTCTACCTATGTAGACGAAATAAATAAAGAAAAACAAGAAGAAGTAGATGAATTTCTAGTGCTAATGGATTATTCGGATTGTTAAGTAGATAAATACTATTTGTAAGATAAATAACTATAACAACTTAATACACTACAGGAGTCTAAGAAATGAAAGAATTTGAATTGCTATTACAGGAAGCAGAAGAAGAGCAAAACGCAGAAGAGCAACAAAAGGAAAATCTACGGGTAATTTTTAATCGCTATCGTAATAACATGATTAGGTTTATTCGTATGCTTAATGGGGTAGCTTATCCTAATGTTGATGGTCAGAGTGATTTTAAGGCTATCTTTGAGGACTACAAGAAACTACAGCGTTTTGGTTCTGCTAGAACTTGGTGGGTAAAACTATCAGAAGAATTAGGCGTAGAACAAAAATTCTGGCGTGTAATTGATAAAAGTGAAAATGGGGTTATGGATTACCGTCTAAACGAATACATCTATGCCCTAATTGACAAGTTAGGTGAGGAAAAGATTAAGCCTATTGGTAAGCGCGAATTAGTAGCAGCTATCACTTACTTAACTAAGATGATTCGTCCTAGTTTCCGTACTAAGATTTTCAATCGTCTAAGTGAACTAGAGCCAGATGCAAACTTAGCTGGTCTTAATAGAGCACGTTCTATTGGTACTCTAGAAGCTGTTGAAAAACGTCTAGCCGCTAGGATTTAATATTATGAAATCACTAATAGAGTTACTACAAGAAGCAGAAGAAGATAATGAGAAAATGGAAGTTGAGGTAGATACCGAAGAAGCTAACATTAGAAATCCCTCATACGTATTTGAAATAAACGGCAGATTTGATTTTAATGAGTTAGAAAGACTTCTTAGGAATAATGAAGCAGGTCTAACCTTAGATGGCTATGAATTAAAGATTGACACTAAGGGATTAGTAGATGATGCCGCTTATGAAAACTTCATCCAAGAAGTAGAGAAATTAAAATATCTTAAATTTCTAAGATAGGATTAGACTATGTTGAAACAAAGTATAATGGAAATGGAAAAGGCATTAAACAATGCTAAGAGAAACCGTGACCCCAATGATGGATTAAAGGTTAAGATGACAGAAAAAAATGGTAGAGATATTTTGGGATACTTAAAAACATTAGAAGAATTACAAAACAAATTTAGAAATATCAGATAGAGGATATTATGCCTAAACAAATATATGGCAAAAAGGTAAAAGAAAAGGATTGGAATAAAGCTAAGACACTAGCTAAGGAACAAGGTTTTAGTGTTAAGGATGATAAGGAAGCGTTTTATAAGTATGCTATGGGGATATTGAAACAAATGATGAGTGATGAACTAGAAGAAACTACTGTAGCTGGTGATGTAGCTGTTCCGCATGGTGGAAAAAAGAAAACTAAATATAATAAGAAACCTTATAAATGGTCTGATTTAGTTAAACAAATTAACAATATAGAAAAGGAGTAAACACATGTCATTGTATCTATCCCCTTCAGTCATAGTTAAAGAGACTGATCTTAGTACTAGTATTGCACTACCTGCTAGTTCTATTACTGGTACTGTAGGACAGTTTCATAAAGGTCCAGCACTAGAACGAAAATTAATCACTAACCCTAGATCACTAGAACAAACTTTTGGTGTTCCTACTAATGAGAATTATTCTGATTGGTTTACCGCATGGAACATTCTACAGTATAATCAATTACTATACATTGTTCGTGCTGTAGCAGATGACGCTAAAAATGCTGGTGTTGGTATTAGTGATTCGGCGGTAATTACTACTGATGTGTCTGATATTCGCATTAACGATGATGTAGAATTTGATGAGAATAATATCGACTTTGCTGTAGAAATGCAAGATGTAGAAGGAGTACCAACTGAAGTTCAAATTGAAAACCTTCGTATTTTAGCCAGATATCCCGGTGCTTATGGTAACAACTTAAAAGTATCGGTATGTAATTCTACTGATTTTAGCATTGCTAATGTTGTAGGAACTACTGTGTTTTCTGATTACTTTGATGTTCCTAGTATCGGAGTAAACGAAATTGCAATTATTGTTCACGATTTAGACCCTACTGACCCTGAACAATACATCGTAGTAGAATCATTTATTTGTTCTACTGACCCCAATGCTAAAAACTTTGCTGGTGAAAGTACTTGGGTAGGACAATATATTAACCGTAATAGTAAATTAATTTCTGCTTTCACTAATGTATATGAAACCTTTGATGTGTTTACTGTTGCCGAACAATCATTATTTGAAGGCGAAGATGGTACATTAACTCCATCTAACTTTATGGATGCTTATGACCTGTTTGCTAATTCTGAAGAGTTTGATGTTAACTTACTCGTTGATAACCATAATGCAGTATTTGGTGTAGCTTCTGAATTATCAACTATTCAACAATACATTGTGGATAACATTCTAGAAACTCGTAAAGATTGTTTTGGTATCTTCACTGTACCTAAATCTACAGTAGTAAGTAATAAAGGTTCTGAAGCTACAGACATGGTAGAGTATAAGGATACTACACTAAATCGCCCTACCACTTATGGCGCTATTTATGGTAACTGGAAATATCAGTATGATAGTTATAATGACAAGTATCGTTGGCTACCAGTTAGCGGTGATGTAGCTGGTATTTTCTCTGCTAGTGATGCCGCTAGAGAAGTATGGTTTGCACCTGCTGGTCTAACTCGTGGTCAAATGAAAAATGTTGTTAAATTTGGATTTAATCCTGATAAAGCTAATAGGGATATGATTCATAAAAACAATGTTAATATTGTTACTGCATTTCCCGGTGATGGTCCAGTGGTTTACAGTCAGTTAACACTAACTAATAAATCTAGTGCATTTGCTGATATTGATGTTCGTAGACTTTTCATCTACATGGAAAAAGCTATTAGTACTGCTTCTAGGTTCTTCCTATTTGAAAAGAATACACCATTTACTCGTAGACAATTATATAATATGATTTATCCATTCTTAGAGGATATTGTAGGTAGAGAAGGTATTGACGAATTTGTGGTGATTTGTGACGAGAGCAATAATACTGATGAAGTAATTGGCAGAAATCAGATGATGTGTGATATCTATGTTAAGCCTACCCGTAGTATCTACTATCTACAGCTTAACTTCATTAATGTTAAGGGAACTGTTTCGTTCAATGAGATTATTCCTCAGTAACATTTCAGGTAAAAGTTAGAGATTGACAAAGCCCTAGTTGTTATGATAGAATAAATATCTTATACAACTAGGGCTTGTTTTGTGAGGAACAACAATGAATTACGTTGAATTTAAACACATATTAGAACAACAAATTTTAACTGTAAAGGGTGGTCTAAAATCTAGCCACACAAAAAATAATTATGCTAAGATTAAAAACGAGTTTCCAGAATGGTATGAGTATGTAATTAGTAACACTCAACAATTAGATACAGAGTTAATAAAGGAAAAGATATATTGTTTATATAAGGGGATAGAAGAAATACCTAAATGTCCTGTATGTGGTAATACAATCCAGTTTCAACACTTTATGATGCCTTATAGGAAAGTTTGTTCACCCCAATGCGCAATTAAAATTAGAGAATACAATTACTCTAAGTTTTCAGATTCTATAAGTGAGACTAATGAAAAGTATTTAGCTATAGTGAATGAATGGTTAAGTTGTCCTCAAGAAACTATAGTAAACGAATATGTTCCTTACACTAATATAATCGGTTTAGGGTATTTACTTAAGAATAAATCTAATTTGTTTTATTTGTTATGGAAAACTAAGGAAGTTATCAAGTTGCCTAACAACATACAAAAACCATCAGATTTGGAAATTAAGTTAAGACAATATCATTTGTTAAATGACATAAAAGAAATTCCTAAGTGTAAGTTTTGTGGTGACAATGCGAGGTTTTATAATGGGAATAAGGGATATTCTGAAACTTGTGATAGTCGTGAATGTGAAAAGAAGCGTACTAGAGAAAGTAGGAGAAATACTACTAGAAATAAACTTCAGAACAATTTAATAGGATACACTATAATAGAGGGTTACACAGATAGATACACTCCAATCAAAATAAAACATGACGAATGTGGTCACGAATTTTATTATAATTGTTGGAATGGTTCTCATGTTAGCCATCATTTCTTGTGTCCTAATTGTTATGGTGGCTCGTCTGAAGAATCACAGGTTGCTGAATACTTAGACGAACTAGGTGTGGACTATATCACCAATAATAAAAAGATACTAAATGGGTTAGAATTAGATGTAGTTATCCCTAAACATAATCTAGCTATAGAGTATGATGGTTTATATTGGCATAGTGAAGCGTCAGGTAAGGATAAGAATTATCACCTAAACAAAACTAAAAGGTGCGAAGAACAAGGCATTCAATTACTACATGTGTTTTCTTATGAGTGGAATGTCAAAAGAGACATAGTTAAATCTATCATAGCTTCTAAATTAGGAATCTATCATAACAAATACTATGGTAGGAAGTGTGTAGTAAAAGAAATAGACACTAAAACTAAAAACCAGTTTCTTGAGAAGAACCATATACAAGGAGCAGATAAATCTAAGTACAAATTAGGATTGTATTATGATGAGGAATTGGTAAGTGTTATGACTTTTGGTAAAAGGAGTTTAGGTAAGGGAGATTCTAAGTTAGAACTAATTAGGTTTTGTAATAAACTAAATTGTACAGTGATAGGTGGTGCTAGTAAATTGTTTAAGTATTTTTTGGGTAACTATGAGGTAGAATGTGATATTACTACTTACTGTGATAGAAGGTATAGTGTAGGTGGGTTTTATGATAAGTTAGGGTTTACTTATAGTCATACATCTCAACCTAGTTATTATTATTTTAGAAACGATTTGGAAATGATAAATAGAAATAGGATGATGAAACATAAGATGAGTGCAATATTAGAGAACTTTGATTCTAACTTGACAGAAGTAGAGAACGCTAGAAATAATAAATATAATAGAATATGGGATTGTGGAACACATGTTTATAAATATCATATCAGATAAGGAGAACCAATAATGAGTTGTATATCAGATTTCGTAGCTAAGTTCCAACATGGGGCTAGAGCTAACTTATTCAGGGTAGATATTCCCGGTAAGATTAGTGAAGACTCTAAGTTTTATATTAAGTCTGCACAAACCCCAACTAAAACCATTAACAAAATAGAAATGCGTTATAGGAATAACATTATCCCTGTAGCTGGTGATACTGCTGTTTATGATGATTGGACAGTAACAATCATTAATGATAATGATCATGTTATCCGTAAGGAACTTGAGGATTGGATGGAATTAATTAAATCTAATGATTGTACTCAAGGTGCAACTAATCAGTCTCAGTATTTCGCTACTGCACTAGTAACTCAAATTTTACCAAGTGGTGAAGATGGGGTTGCTTATGAGTTCCGTAATGTGTTCCCTAGTAACCTAGCCGCTGTAGAATTAAGTTTTGATTCACAAGATACGGTTCAGGAATACTCAGTAACATTTGCTTATAGTTACTGGAAACGTGTTTAATAGGTAGAACTAAGGGTAGGTGTTATTAGCACCTACCCTTTTTATTACTTACCTTCTTCGATTAGAATTTTAATTTGCTCAAAGATAGATGGCAACACTTTATCGTTTATTCGTTTTACTTCTTCCTCGTTCTTAATAGTAATGGCTACTGGATTAGTAGTGTAATGTGATCCACCCCTACCTAGCACTTCTGCTGTTTCCTTTAGGGTGTATGCAGTCTTAACTAGTTCACAAAATTTCCACAAGTTTTTCTCAATGTTAGGGTTAAGGTTATAATCTTCCTTAAGGCAATCGTACATGTTCTTATTACGTTTTTCTGTGATTAGCTTAAAGCTACCATCCTTTAGTGTAAAGGCATGTGTTTTAGTTTGATAATCATGTAGATGATAATGCTCTTGGCTATTTCCTAGATAACCAAAACCCCAATACCAACCACAATCCCAACTAGGTTCCTCAAGATAGATTCGTTTATTATCTTCTTTGCGTGTACCGAAAACCATTTACCCATAATTACCTCCATGTTTAATTTGTGTTACGTTCACTGTGATTACACTGTAACAGGGTTAGGATTACTTGTCAAGCAAAACATAGTCTTTATTCCAGCGACCAACATTGACCTCAACATAATGGCTACAATCAAAATAATCAACCATTGCATCACTTTTGTCAAAATAGTGCTCACCAAACAGAAGGGGAACTACTTCTTTGAGAAAGTCTAGTGCTTTACCAGTAAAATGTTTTTCGTAATGATAAGGATTGACTTGCATGTTACGTCTTTCTGTGTTCTCACCAAAGAAATCAATAGAACCCTTAGAAATATTCAGACAAATAGTGCTATGGTTTCTAACAGAAAGAGTACCAGTTACACCGTACTTCTTAAGGATAGGTTTAACGTTAGCGGCGATTTCTTTTTTGTGATCTTGACTCATGTAAGCCATAATTTACCTCCATGTAAAATTAACGTTTCGTTCACTGTGATTACAATATAACAGGATACTCTTTATTTGTCAATAGATAAATACATAGAAACGAATACTATCTTACAGGAAGGTTTAACTATGGAACACTTTTATCACAATATGGTACGTAAGTATGTAATATCTTTTGGTCATTTGTTTTCTGATATCAATGTTATGCACACTGCTAGTGATGAAGAATCTGACCCCAAGGAGATAAATGTTCCTATTATCTATGCTACTAAGTCTAAAATGTATTATGAAATAAGAAAGAAAACAACAGAACGTGATAAGGCTATAGTAAACACTTATGTACCACGTATGGGATTTTTTATATCTGGTATGCAATATGACGCTACTAGAAAAAGAAACAATACCCTAAGAATGAAATTAGATGATGATAGAGAATTAGCTTATCCCGGTGTACCTTATAACTTTAATTTTGAGTTAGCTATTCTCACTAAGAAACAAGATGATTTATTTCAAATACTAGAACAAATAGGAGTAATGTTCACTCCTGATAGAACAGTTACCATTAAGGAAATAGATGGTATAGATAGAGATGTAAGTATCAATTTAGACACTGTTAGTTTAAGTTCTATCTTTGAGTATAGTGAAGATGAAAGTAGAACTATTAGTGCTGATTTAACCTTTACTCTTAAGGGTCACTTATATCCAAGAATTGATGGGGAATATGATGGAGATGGTGACGGTAATATTATTAAAAGCATTATTAATAATTATGGTATTAACTTAAATGAGAACTTTGGAACTACAGTAGAACAGACACAAGAAACACCTGATTCTGAGATAATCAAGAATATAACTAACAACTGGTAAGGGGTAACTTAAATGTCATACAATTTATCTGATTTTATTAGTAGATTTAAGATTGGTGCTAGGTCTAACTTGTTTCGTGTTGAGATAGATGCGTTAGGCCAAAATTGCCAGTTTATGTGTAAGGGGGCGCAAATCCCCGGTAGGTCTGTGGGTAAAATGCCTATAGCTTATCTTGATACCCAATTTTATTTAGGTGGAGATACTACTTATCAAGATTGGACTGTTTCTGTATTAGTAGATACTGATTTTAGTATTAGGTTTATGTTAGAAGAGTGGATGAATAAAGTTAAGGGGCAAGGGGCTTCTACAGGCTATTCTGGTTTAGGTTACATGATGAATGGTAGAGTTACACAAATGGATGCGCTAGGAAATGATATTGTTACTTATGTGTTATATAATATGTTCCCTATCGATATATCACCTATTGACCTAAATTGGGAAACCCCATCTACTATAGAAGAATTTCAAACTATATTCAGTTTTTCTCATTTCGGTAAAGAGTAATAATTACAATGGCTTACAATAAAAGATAAATACTTAATAATTACAAATGTTTATCTTTTAAGGAGATGATAAAATGAAAAAGAGAACTGGATTTGAGGAAAAACTAGGAATCGAGGAAGAGGAAGAATCACCAGTAACCTTAGAGGAAGTAAACGTAGTATCTAGGGGGTCTAAGGATGACTTAGGAGATGACTATAAGAAGATACGTGAAGCTACCATTAAGACAATAATTAGAACTGGTGAGATTATAGATGAGTCAGCTATTAACATTAAACAAGGTGCAAACGGTATGATGGTAAAAGCCTATGCCGACTTAGTTAAGAGTATGAAAGATAACACTATGGCATTGCTTGAAATGCACCGTGAGATTAGAAAACTAGAAGGTGAAAAGAAAGACGAATCCGAAGAACAAAATAGTAACACAGTAAAGACTAGTGTAAATGAAATCATAGAGTTAAATAAAGAAAGACGTAAACGTTCCAATTCATAAGGAATAATAATGTATACTAATAATATTACACAGTACCTATCTATGATAAAGAAAAGAGGATTAGCAGTAAACAATCTTTATATGGTAGAGATTAGTTTACCTACTGCCTTAATGTCAATGGGTGCTAAAATGTACATGTCTGGATATTCTAACCAACTAGACACTAATAAGGAAATAAATAACAATAGTCCTCTAGCTGGTCTTATTAATCCAGAAAAATATTCTACTGGTATGAGGAATATTATTAATAGTTTAGGATTAGGGAAAGATGAAAAACCAGCTAGTCCTATCGGTAATAGAATGCACTATAACACTACTGAAAAGGTTTGTGTATTATGTGTAGCGGCTGAGTTGCCATTTTATAAACAAAAAGTAAACAACGCTTTCTATAACCACATGACTCATAAGATGGTGACAGGTATAGATACTGACGCTATTAACCTTGTGTTTTATATTGATAGAGATAATCTAGTCCTAACCATGTTTGAAGCATGGCAAAATTTGATTAACAACACTCAACAAGAAAATCAAGTTGAGGGTATGTTATCCTATAAGTCAGAATATGCCGCTAATGAATTATCCATATCTCTTATCAATAAAAGTTATACTGACCCTAGAAATACTTACCAAGATGGAGAATTAGAAAAGTATTATACTACGACATTGGTTGGCGCTTTCCCTAGTTTCATTAATCCTATTAGGGTTAACAATGGTACTTCTGAATTATTACAATTACAGGTAACTATAGAGTATGATAAGATTAGACATAAGGCTATGGACTTGACTAGTGAAGACCCTGTATTTGAAAAGGAAATTGCTACTGGCTTCAATATAATAGACATGAAAAACAAAATGGGTGATGCTATTAGTGAAGGCAGAAACATGATAAATAACGTTAGAAACGATGTTAAAACTGGCGCTGGTGTTGTAGATGAAGTATCTAGAACCGCTAGAAATACTTTAAGATAAGGGAGAATTAACATGGCATTGGATTTTGATTTTACACCGCATTATAATTTGGTTTTACCTATTTCTAAGGAGAAAGTAGAATACAGACCATACTTAGTAGGGGAAGAAATATCATTCCTCACCCACTTAGAAACTGAAGATGCTACTGACTTAGTAGGAGCAATATTGAACTTAACTAAGAATTGTATTAAGGATAAGTCTGTATTTGAAAATATGAACATTGTAGATTTCACTTATCTCACAGCTAACATTAGGGCTAAGAGTAAGGGAGAAGAAATAACTATCCCTAGAACTTGCCCTGAATGTAAATCACAAATAGAAACTGTTTTTGATATTAGTAAGGACTTAAAAATCAAAAATGAAAAGAACACTAAAATAGTAGTTCCTGTTTCAGATGATATTAGTATTGAGATTGGCGTGTTACCTTATAACCACTTACTAGAAATAGTAGGGGTAGAATCTAAGGATGAGACTGCTAATAGCGAATCCCTAACAATAGCGTCATGTATAAACAAGGTAGTACATAAGGGTAAGATATATTCTAACCTATCATTAGAAGACATTTATAATGATGTAGTTAAGAGAATGTCTGCTACACAGTTAGAGAAACTAGTAAAGGAAATGCGTAACTTACCTATTATCTATGGGGTAATAGAATTTAATTGTCAATGTGGATATAAGGAAAGGGTTGAGGTGGATAACGTGTTGAATTTTTTATCCTAATCTTCAGCTACAAGGATGCACAAGCGTGGTATACCGAGTTAGCTGATTTTGTTAGGTATAGCGATTATTCCCTCAGCGAAACCAAAAACATGTTACCGTATGAAATTACTATTTTCCAAAGTCTACTAATATCTCAGAAACAAGAAGAACAAAACGCAAGACAACAATAAGGATTAAGTCATGGAAGAGTTAAAAAACATATTCAACAATACTAATGAACAAGTCACTATAAGTGTAGAGATGCGTGACGAAATTAGGGCATTGACTGATATTGTTGATCACTTCAAATCTATGGCTATTTCTCAGCAAGATTCAATTAAGAATACTATTACTGAAACTAATGAAACTATTAAGGAAATTTATAATGCTAACTGGTTTATTCATACCGAAAATGATAAGAACCTAAAATCTATCAATAAAAGTATAGATAATTTAGGTAAAATCAATAATAAATTTGTTGAGCAACTACAAGCTGATAAGGATATACCTGATTACTTAGAAGAACAACGCGAACACTCTAAATTATATCAAAGCCAAATGACTAATAAATTATTAGGTGAATTGTTAAAGGAAGTTAAAAAAAGCAAGATTAGTGCTAGAGTTGATGGAGATAAGGGTGGATTGTTTAGTGGTGTAAGTGGTGGCTTAATGGGTATGTTAGGCTTAGGTGGGGGTGCAGTTGCTACTGGTGGAGTTCGTAAAGGAGTCAAGGGTGTTAGATCACTTAAGATGCTACTGAAGGGCGGAAAGCTGTTGACAGGGATAACAGGGGTAGGTTTGCTTGGAGTAGCGGCGGATGAGTTGTTTGGTATTTCTGACATGTTGATTGACGAAGTGACCGAAGCGTACACAGGTCAAGAAGTCAAAAGAGAAGAAAAAACTGTAACAGATAGACTAAAAAACATTGGAAGGTTAGTTCAAGATGCTAGATATCAAATTGATAAATTTACTCCAAATTTTTTAAAAGAACACCATTACTTAGTTCAAGCTACTGATTCTCTTTGGGATTGGGTAAATGAAGCTACAGGCTATGAACCTCCTGACAAATCAAATAATACAGGGGTAATGAATAAACTAGCCCAATTTGGTGGTTTTTTTCAACAAAATAACCCTATGGATTTGATGAAACAGCTATACACTGACCAAGACGCTTTCAATAAAACATTAGACAAGTTTACAGGAATAGCTCTAGGAGAAACAATAGATGCTGTTGATGAAGCTAAGAAGGGAGCAGAGAAACAATCTCAACAAAACAAAAAAGACAAATTACAAGAAATACAAAATGAGAAGAAGTTAGATACTCAATATCAGCCATCAGCTAATGAACTTAAACCTACACCAGAAATAGACAAACAATTAGCTGACTATTTAGCTAACAGAGATGAAAGAATAGAAGAAGCTAAGAAAAACAATGAAGATGGCAAGAGAATTAAGGTTCCACCTAGAAGTTCTGAATACAATCTACAAGATAAGATTAATGAAGTAGCTAGAAACTATGGTATTGAACCTAGCTTATTCAAAGCAATGATACAATCTGAAAGTAGTTTTAACCCTAATGCAATATCAGAAGATAATGCTTATGGGTTAGGTCAAGTTAGAGAAATTGCCGCTAAAGATGTAGGCGCTGATTGGGAAAGGGTTAAAACTGATCCGTATTACAATTTAGAGACTAGTGCTAAGTACCTTAAGAAACAATTAGATGCTTTTGGTGGGAATAAGAGATTAGCCCTAAGTGCATATAATGCTGGTCCTACTGCTACTAGGAGAGCTGGCGGTGTAGCACAAAATACTGAAACTAAAGCGTATGTCGCTAAAACATTGGCCACACAAGAAAAGTATAAGGCTAGAGAAGAAGCTGTTAGGGCTAATAGAGAAAAAGAACGTACTACACAATTAAGAAATATGGGTGTTGCAGAAAATACACCACAACCACAAGAACCTAGTACCACTTACATCAATGCACCTAACAATAATAACAACATCCAATCTGACGAATCGTTAACTAGAATTAATCCTAGTTCTCCCTTTGATTTGACTTATGCTAAGTTAATGTTTAATCCTAATTATAACATAGTTTAACCATTAGGAATGATATACACTTCAGGGTCAGGGAATCCCGTAATACTTGGGGTTCCCTTTTCTCTATGCACTAATAATACCCCATCAGTAGAATAGAAATTACCTTCTAAGATAATATCACCTATATGAACTTTGCGGTGACAATTACAACATAGATAAGTTATGTTTTCTTTCTTATTACTTCCGCCTTTACTTCTACTTTGTATATGATGTTTATCTAGTGAATTGAACCATTCCTCACATATATTACATTTACGCATAAAAATACCCCTTACAAACACTTAGTCTATAAGGGGTATTTATTCTTACTTAGTTATTACTTGTTAATCAAATGGTATATCGTCATCATCTAGTGAAGCAAAGAAATCATCTTCGTCATCATCATCTCCAAAATCAGGAATGTCATCATCCTTATCGAATGGAGTCTTATCTTCCTCTTCTTTAGCTGGCTTTTCCTCAGCCTTCTCATTAGCTTGTTGTTCACGTAGTTCATCTAGTACTGACTTAGAACTACCACCACCAAGATAACTAGCTAGTTTTTTCTTTAGTTCTTCTTCAGATTTAAACAGTTTAGGATCAAGAAACTCATCTAGGTCATAGATAGAATTATATACTTTCTCCATCTGTTCTTCATCACCATCACAAATTGGATTACCTTCAAATTCGAATCGGCACTTATCATAATCATTAACTGGTCGGGTAAATTGAGGGATAGTCTTTTGACTAATGTTTAGACGGAAATTGTGTCCATTCATAATGTTGAAAACACTAATTGGGTCAAGGTCATCATCAGGATCACCCTTTACCGCACCCTCAATCTTCTTGAAAATTTCCCTACCAAACTTATAAAGAAAAACCTTACCTTCATTTTCAGGTGCGTTTTCATCCTTGACTACTAGGATGTTAGCAATATACCATGTTTGTTTAACAGCTTTCCTATTACCCTTATTGTACTCTTCTTGAGCATAGGCACAAATAGGGCAAGGAATCTTTAGTGTCCAAGGACATTCCTCAATAAACCAACGCTTAGTTTCAGGGTTCTGGAAACCATGCTTAAACGTTTTCACGTATGGCGCTTTAGTAGGGTCAGTTTGTGGTAGAAACCTGATAATAGATTTACTATTACCACTAGCATCCTTAGTTGGCATCCAAAAACGATCATCCTTAAATGACTTAGTGTCTTTCTTTTCTGACTCATCGATAAAACTAGCTTCATCTTGTTTCGCCTGTGCTTTCTTAAATTCTGCAAATCCCATTAGTGTTACTCCTTTTAATGTTGTTAGTTAATGATACCACTTATAATCCACTTGTACTACTAGGTTTTCGTCACCAGCTTGCTCCTTTGTTTCAAATACTAATAAACACCCAATGCAACCATCAGTCATATCTCCTATACTTGCGCTTTTTGTTTTAATGTTGACGCTAACCACATGTCAATCCTCCATTGTTAATCTGTTATCGAATATAAGTTACATGATAATAGGATAGTCACCACTTGTCAACAACTATTTTTGGATTAGGTTTTTTCCAATAGTACCAATCATAACCTTTGGTTGTTTCTCACCTTTTAATTCTCTAGCGTAAATGTAATCTTTATATGGTTCGTTCTTAGGATCATCAGGATCTAAACCTGCTTCTACTAAATCCTCTTCTGGTATTTCGTCTAGTGTATAAATTTTCTTATTAGGGTTTAGTTCCTTTACCTTATCAACATCTACCATAAAGTCAAGTAAATCTTCTGGTAAAAACAACTTTCTAATAAATCCCCAACTACCCTTAGATACTTCAAAGAATCCTCTAACTGGTTCTTGTTTCATAGCTAGGGCTAGTAATCGTTTAGCTTCATCAGAACCATCTATACAAGTAGCTACACGCTTTCTACCATTTTTCTCCTTATAAAATAATCCACCTATTACTTTACCATCACTTTTAATCACTTTCCAAAATGGGATATTGTTAATCATATCTTCCTTAGATTCAAATCCCTTAGTCTTAAGACCACCTATTTCCTCATAGGTTTTCTCTAACATGTTCCATAATTTATCTACATACTCTTCACGCTTGTCTTCATCTTTTAGAAATAGATTTTCGTATTTTTCTGTTATAACGTATTGTGAAAACTTAAGCATTATTCTATTTCCCCTATAGCGTATCCGTATTTAATTCTATGGTTTATTTTTTCAAATGCTTGGGCTGTTTTAGTGTAACGGTGATTGCCACCTGCATTTATTACAATGTCATCACACTTCAGTTTAGCTAGACTAGTTTCTACATGGTCAATCTTCTCATCACCTAGCTCTAGAAACAGACTACCAGTATAACTAAACTTGTCCTTAATTGGGTCTATGGATTTTAGTGCATCTACATAATCATCACTAACCCAATCATAACATTTAGGTAGGAGTTCATAAGGTCTAATGCAAGGGTTTATTAGATGTAGTTCGTCTACCTTAGAGTAAAACAATAGTGCAAAATAACAACCAATACTCTTAGCTACAATGTGCTCTATTTTCTCTTCGACAATGATTTTATTTATTTGTTCTATAGTAGCTGGTATATCGTTATAATCTAGTTTAGGAGAAATCCAATCTTCATAATTAATCGGTTTTCCTAAGTATCCATGCAAGTACAATGTTTTCATATCAAATCTCCTTAAAGTAAACAAGACAACCTACATTATTAGTATATAAGTTGTCTTGTGTTTTGTCAATAGTTTTTGTTTACTTTTTAGAGCGTATTTGTTTTATTCGTCTACCTATCCCGCTATCTTCTACACATGCTTCATGTAGACTGAATATTTTACCTGCCCCACCACCTCTTAGGATAGTGTAACCATACTCAAACTTATCTCGCTTGAAATCCTTACCATCACTAGCTATCTTGTCTTTATTACCTTCTTTGTCAATAATGAATACCTCAGTAGAACCTTCTGGTTTAAACATAAACCCATCTTGCTCATACTTCTTAGTGTTCTCTAAGAGAATGTTATATAGCTTATCATTATCATTTTCTGAACCAATGACTAAGATAGAATCTTCTTGTACATCTACCTTTTCACCAGTTTCTTCATTAGTTTCTTTCCATGCACCATCTACCCAAACATAACCATAACCAGCACTTCTTAGTTTCTGAGCTAGTATTTTGTTATCCCTAAGACCATCTTCTACGGGTTTATCTTTCCTGAAAGTAGTGATTACTCCCACTGGGATATCAGGATTAGTGAAATGATTAAACACTCGTGATAGTTTTACTTCTGTTAGATATTGTTTATAGTTTTTCATAATCTTCTCCGTTTAATAGACTTTCTAATTTAGACTTAGCTGTATTAGCGATTACTATAGTCTTATTTCCATAACCATCATTCTTAACTTCAGTTACTTCCCAACTGTCAGTGTGTTGTAGTAACACCTTATTAATAATCTTCCTATATAGTTCTACTCTATCTGGTCTAGCTGTGATATGTATTGGTCTAGTGTATTGAATAGTTTCTAGTATGATCTTTGCTATACTGGCGAATACGCTTAATGAAGTTTTACCTAGTGTATTAGTATTTTCGTATTCGTTCTTTTGACTAAGGTTTATGAAATGAAATTCGGTATGTTTAGGTTTTTCAATGCTGAACAACAATATATCATCTTTGTCCTCAATCAAGTAACCATACCTAAACCTAGTGTTCTTTAACTTATCATCTATCATTTCATGTTCATCAGGGTGTAACTCTTTATACATATCAGATAATAGTTTTCTCACTTCCATAGGGGTTTTCTTCTTATATGGTAGTGCATTGTTTAGGTCAAATGATTCTACTATATATTGTTTATATGTTCTCATTAATCTTCTCTAACCCCTCTTTTTATAATATGATCCGTCTTTTCTTTGCAGCCACGCCCCTATCGGGGCTTTTTCTTCTGCTTTGCACCGCCAACAAATTTCTTGCGGAGACGAGTAATGAACGTTCGGGGTTTTGTCGTTCTCAATGATCTTTGATCCGCATTTTTTACACACTGTTTTTCTCATAGAATTCTCCTCTTCTCAGTAGCGCAAACTAACAATTAGTTCAAGCGGATGTGCTCTAGTGTGCTTTCGGCCATAAAAAAGGTGGCGTCGCCCAGCTCTGATGCTATCAGCACTTCACCAACCTCACATTGCCTCGCGAGTCTGTTTTTGGTTGGCTATGGCTCCTCGCACGACGCCATAAATCAAAAATCACATAACCATACATTCAAATGGGCAAGCCGGTTAACGCGACGTTATATGTTCTCATTATTCTTCTCTAAACACTCTTTTAGTATAGCTCCATTTCCAGTATAACCATGATGTGCTAACCATACAGGATCAGCAGTTTTAGTATCTACGATTTTACCATGAACATAGTTATGAGGTAGAGGAGTACCATAAGGAACCATGTCGAAAAACTTCTTCCAATATTGTACTACCTTGTTTTTATTACCTAGTTTCTCTACTACTGTTTTCAGTCTAATTTTACGATTCCATTCTAGAGCTACCTTGAATTCCAGACTATCTTTATCCAATCCACCATGTTGAATAATCATACTCACTCCTTGTTCGGGTTATTAGGTGTAGTAACCATAGCACTAAACGGATTGTCTGTCAACACAAATTCAGACATTTTCTTTTGTCTACATCTAGGACAATCATAATCTAATCGTAATTGGCTAAACACACTGTTATTTATTAGGTAACGACAAAAAGGACATTTACGATAAGTTTCTTTGTTCATGCTTTCCTCCTGATACAAATTAACCCCTACAGGATAATCACCACATAGGGGCTAATATTGCTACTCTCGCTTCCATTTTAAGCCTGTATTGAAAAGTTTTGAGAAAATGATGCTAGGGTATTAGTAGACACATAAAACCGCTTAGAATCAATTTTTCTTGATTGCCATACCCAGTAAGTAGATATTGGTATCAAGTAGAGTAAGGATAGAAATTAGCGCATCTTCAACAGATACATTTTCTTCATCACTAATAGCTTCAGTAATAGTTTCCCTACATCCAACTAAACAATCAATAATGTCATTATCAGAATAAGAATACTTAATATCTATAGTAGCTTCACCTGATAACATGTCAGTATAACTAAGGTGTCTTTCAGCTAAGGTATCAACTAATTCTTGTAGTTCCTCGTAAAGTTCACCCAAGATAGTGTGAACTTGGTGATTATCAGTTAACCAATGGCAAATTTGAGATTGCACCATTGTACGAAATATTCTAGTGATTACTTCTTGTGTCATATAGTAACTCCAGAGTTTAGGTTATTGATTAATAGTTACTATATTATTTATTCGTTTAGTTTTTTGCGATAATGTTCAAATTCATTCATCATCCAATCTGAAAAATCATCACGTATTGAATGTGGGATTGGAGCAGATTCAATAACATACTTGTAATAAGGTTGTGCGTTGATTTTTGCTATAGCTACTCCTACCTTCTTAACAAACTTATCATCCTTATGACATAACGACCAACCAAACTTCTTGCCATCAGTCCAAAATGTAGCATATGGATGTCTATTTTTATCCCGTAGATATTTTACCTGCATCGTTAATATCCTTTCTATATTAGCTCAAAAATGTAATCAGGCTCTAGTCCAAAGTGTTCAGCACAAATGTCTTCAGCATATTCCATATCACCCATAGACATAGCTTCTGCTAAATCTCCCTTAGCTTCAGCAATCCTATCATTAGCTTCTTCCTCAGATAACCCATCACGTTGCATTAGTATCTCTTTAATAGATTTCATCGTTAACCTCCATCTTACTGTTGTTTTTTTGGTAAAATACACTCAAGAACAATTCTTTACGCATTAGTGAATCTCGAATAGCGGGCTTAGTGTATTCTGTAAATTTATCATATAATTGCCATTTAATTTCTTCTATATTGACAATGTCTTGTTCTGCTAGATATTTAGCACAATCTAAACACTTAGCAAATTCTAGCGCATCTTCTTGACTTTCAAAATACTCGATTACTTTTTCCATTAGTTAGTTCTCCTGTTGGCTTAAAATTAAGTTACCACATGTTACTAGACTGTCTTCCTCATCAGTAGATGGAACAAATACTAGCACATTAAATCCAGCTTCCTTTAATTTTTCCTCTACTTCCTTGTAGGGCGTGTAATTGTTGTACCCTTCATTAGTCTGAATCCCATTTTGTCTACAAGCAGTGTTATTATGTATAGGAGTAATCTTACACATAAAATGATCTGTGTCAAACAATTCACTTAACAATTTAGCATCTACTTCATAACCATCAGCTAAGGCAAAGTTTAGGCAATACTTCCTACCTACTGGTTCTGGTAAAGTGCTACACATTATAGCTATATCTTCTAAAGAATGAACACCATCATTAAACATTTCATTACGTTGTTCGTCATTAGTAGAATTGATACTTAGTTGTAATCCAGCTTGACCATTGTACAAGTTATTCTTAATATCACACCATTCTTTTAAATATTTGTGTGTGTTAATTCTATGAACAGCTTTAGGTAAACAAGTAGTAAACACTGGATGAATAGTTTCTACTCGTAATCCCCAACTTTTTTGGTAAGCTAGTTTATTTTTCTGAATATCTTTTGCTAGGGAAAACACATTTTCGGTATTAAACATTGGTTCGCCACATCTAGCAAAGTGAATGTTTAGTCTATCAGTGTAACATAAATCAGGATTAAATGTAGTATTAAGATCAATAGCACTTTGTATTTGTTGTGCCATATCTCCTATAGTAGCATTACCTCTAAACTTAATCTTAGGGCAATCGCAAAAAGTGCAATTCATAATGCAACCATACTGAGTACTGATAGTGATTACCCATTTCTCACTAAGTGGTAAACACTCTCCATTCGGCACTCCATTGATTTCATTATAGAAACCAAGGAAGTCTGCTTTAATATTCTTAGCTTTACCATAATCACCAATAGTAAGAGTTTCTAGTAAACCCTTTTCATATGTGTCAGTAAATAGAAATCCAGTTGGTATTTTTTCTACATTCATATTAATCCTTATGCGAGTTATTGAAAAAATTAAACAAATCTGATGCAATAAAGAAGATAATGACCATTACGAATCCGATAGCGTTTTCATCTACAATTACTCGAATACAACAACTCCCTTCAATGCTTCTTCTATTGCTTCATTAAAAGAACAACCACCATTATAAAAACTAACTACAAAATCATATGTGCCATCTTTGTTATCAATAGCCTTAAAAATGTCTTCAGTATCATAAAATTCATGGGTTAGTATTTCATATAATTCATCACTAATCATAACATATTTCTCGTAAAACTCTTCTAGAAAGAATTCCTCAATAGTTTCTGAATATTTGTTCTTCCTCTCCAGATATTCATTCCACATACTCTTTTCTTTAATTACAGCTTCCATAAATGACTCAAAAGTACCAATTCCAGTATCCACTTTCTTAATTTTACCAGTATACATTACTTGTTCGCTCATAGTTTCATTTCTCCTTATTATTTGTAAGCTACACCTGCATGGGTGTAAAAGTTCCAGAACAAATCTTTGATTAGTTGTTTACCATCGTCATCTAACTCTTCTGTTATTTTTTGTATTTGATAATTGTAACCATCAGTAGAATAACATATTTCATGTAGTTCTCGGTAAATATCACCTAACATTTTAACTTGATTGGAATTATTATCATTAGCAAACTTCTCTACAACATCATCAGAAGTAATTTCTACTCTTATTGTTTTCTCAGTAATCATTTTAGTTCTCCTTATACTCATCGTATTCTTCTTTATTTTGTAAATGTACAAAAACATTTGGCATTTCGTATAGTTTCATTCCCATTCTCCGTTTTCAAAAAATTGGTCAGCTTGTTCTTTATTAGTAGTACAAATCAAATATGACTTAGTACGCTTACCTTCACTATCTTGTACATACATAGTACCAACAATCCTACCCCTAAATGATTGCCACATTAGTTGTAGTTTTTCTTTTAGTGTAGTTGGAATAATAAATACGATAGTCTCTAGTGCATCATTTTCTAGTCTCATGTAATCTGCCATTGATTCTCTCCTTATCATATTCATCTATACACACCTTATTATATGCATCTATACACACCTTATCATATTCATCTATACACACCATATTAAACTCCATTCCTAAAATCTTCTTAGGACAATCATCATAATAGATTATTTCGTATCCTACTCCTTCTAGCATTTCAGTGATAGCACTCGAAACATTTCCTACAACGAGTACTTTATTCATAATGTTGCCCCAATGAAAACACATCATCTAAGTTTACTATATCACCATTTAAGATTTTTGTAAACACTTGTTTTAAAAATAATGTTACCTCTTTCTCGAAGTCACCATTGTTCCTATTACCAGCTACATTTAATACTTTGATATTATTAGCTTTTATCCATAATACTATAGGAGTTATAGCTAAGTTGGGATTATTGAAATCAATTATCAAATGGGGTTTACCTTGTTTCTTACATTCATTAAGGGTTAACTTAGTACCAGCAGAACTAAGATTATAGGCTACTATTAATGTACCGTCACTATCCTTTATGTTTTTCTTAGTTCTAGGAACATATCTATAACTAGAATCTTCCACTAATCCATACTCAGTTTTAAGTTCGTAGTTACTACCATTTTCTGTACGATAGTTTTTAGGTGCAGTACCACCAGTAGTAATACCAACTTCTTTAGCGGCTATTAATCCTGCTATATCTGCACCAGTTTGACCACCAGATATTACTTTGGTTAACATGTAATTACCTTTCTAAGCTGGATTCTTCTAGTAATCCACGAAACGTTTTCTTGAACTCACTCATTCTTGTTTCTTTTTCTAAATGATATTCAATCGATTCTATTAGCTCATTGGCAAAATATAACTGTTCCGATATTGCTTCCAATCTTTTGTCTGTGTCTTCCATCTCTTTTTTTAGTTTAGCAGTATCTTCAATGCTTTCCTCATACGCAATTTTAGCGTTTTCATCTTGACAGTAATGAGTAAAATATTCTTCAGGTGTGATTCCACTAATATCATCGTGGTTACAAATAGTAATCATTGAGTTCTCCTTTATTATTTGTTGTTTATTTCCGTCACTTACAGTTACAATATACACGGTAACTATTATATTGTCAAACAAAAAAGCCACTCTAAATGATTAGAGTGGCTTAATGTTAGTGTAGTTATTTTAAATATATTTCCAATAAACTATTTCATAATCTTTTGTCATTTAACATTTTTTGTGGTAATCCATCTTTCGTAGATAATCAATGAATTTTATATTATCCTCTTTTTGATCTTCTGGTGTTACATGAGTAAACCTAATTCCATTAGTAGCTAGCCTATTGATCAACTCAGCCACAGTTATGTTCTTAATTTTATCATAATAGAAACTAGATTCATCACCACCAGCTTTCTTAACAGAATCTAGTAGTGATTGATGCATCTCAATAAAACTTTCTCCTACAAATTGTCTTTGTTTATCATTCATCTTTAAACTCCTATATGTGTAGCTTCACTAAAATGTAAATTGTAGTCTAACAATTCCTGCATTTGTTGTTCAATCAAATCTTCCCTACTAATCACTTCTATAATTCCCTCATTTACACCAAAACAATTAGTTCCGTCCAACATCGGTGGATTAAAGTTATGAAGAATCCCTTCTCTAAATGAACGATAAAAATGACCATCATGGTAAGCATTTGGACCTAAACTTTCATTTTCAAGTAATTGTATTAATGCTTCGTAACTATCTGCTGTAGCTACTGGTATATAACGTTCAGCGTTAGCTGTTACTGGATTTAAATATAGTGCAAACATAGGTTACTCCTTTTCTCCTACAAATTGTCTTTGTTTATCATCCATTTTAAAGCCCCATTCGTTTTAGTCTACGCCGTTGTGGGTACAAATAAACCATAATGCATGTTGTCATTCAATAAAAGACTAGCTACATATCATTGATCATCATAATTGTGAGGATTACGTGCAATCATTCCCATATCTTATACAGGGTTATGGTTTTCATCAACCTTCACGTACTCGGTTTTAGGCGTGTACGGAAACTCAACATCTACCACGCTATCTGATGACGAAAAGGCTACCCCATTAGGTTCTACAAACGCCTTTCCTCGTATGTCGTAAGTATGTCCTGTCTTCTTATCTTTGAATACACGGGAGCAACGTTTGTTCTGGTACATATTTTCATCCACGTCCGTCCACTCGTCGTCTGTACCTTGTAGAGGGGTGAGGGGTTCCCACCGGGCTAATTTCTCAAACATACTAATACAAAAAGGTGCGCTAAAACCGCTGTGTCCTTGTTTTGCGAATACGTTTAATAGTTCTAGAACGTTTTCCTGTATCCATTTATTAGGACCGTCTTCCTGCTCTTGATCCAAAGGAATATACCCTGCTGCTTTCAGTTCCTGTTTTGCGAAATCTATATATGCGCTCATATTATTTTGTCTCCTTATTTATTTACGTTTTTTAATGCTTCTAAAGCCTCAGTTACAATGTCGAGTATGTATTCTTGTACTCGTTTATACTCTGCAATATCACTGGTTTCCATCTTCTACTTGTGAATAATGATTGCGTCTATCTTTGCTACCTTGTTGTTCACACCCACAATTATGACAATAATAGTACCTATCTTCAACTGTTTTGTAATTAATAATGATTTTTTGGTGTATTTCTTCAAAAAATCCACTACCACAAATAGGGCAATTTTGTCTCATATTAGACCTCTAATTTTTATTTTGATTAGTTCCATTATTTTAATTCTCCCAACTAGTGCTATATTTTTCTGCTAGTTCTACTCTTTCTTCGTAGATTTCATCATTAATCACATTCTGTATCCATTCAGGTGCAACGCTAAACGAATCATACACCTCAAACTTTTCCTCAGTATCATTTATGTCAGTGTAATTATATTCTATCTTACCAGTAGTGATTTTGTCAATTTCATAATCACCACCTACCCCAAACACTTTTTCATCTCTAGCACTATAAGTATAATCTAAGTTTATTGCTAAGTTATCAATACTAATAGTGTAATCATCAGTCTCTACATCATAACCACCGATGTTCAGTCTCATAATTTCCTCCATCTCAAAAGTTTTATTTCTCTTAACTACAAATACACTATACACTGTTTAGACATACTTGTAAATAGAAAAAGCACTAAGAAATAAAATACTTGATAATATCATCCATTACAAAACCTCTTAAGTTGTAATTTTATTGGCTGTCTTTTTGGATTACTAGCTTTAATTTCGTCTAGTAGTTTCAGTTCGTATTTACACAGTTTCTTATCTAGCCAAGGTTGTTGAGTGCGTTCGTACTTATAACAAACATCGCCATAGACGTATCTAGCACCATAAGAATCAAATCCACATTTAGGACAATCAATACCATCTCTAAATATCCATTCACAACTAGCACAAACTCTTAGTTTAGCATGTTTGGACATTACTTACCTCTTATTTGTTGTATAGAATCCTTAACTCTTTTTTTGTTCCTTTTGATATTACACTATACATGATTTTCAAATGTCTTTTCCATCAGGTACACCGTAAAGAAAACTCTCATAGAAAAACTCGAATATTAACAGAATTACTAATACTACTATTGAAACTGGTAATAATAGCAAATATAATATCGGATGATCGTCAACCAATCATGTTGTTTCACATCAAACCCCTAACTTATATATTTCATCTAAGTTTAGTTTAATGTTAAGTTCACTCAATTTTTTAGATATGTGTTCTGCTTGTGCATTATCATTAGTCTATCAATTACTTCGTGATAGTGAAACTCATCTAATTCTACTTTAGGCATCTTGTCTTCGCTCATAATCTACTCCACTAAGTATGTTTTCTATAACTAAACTCACCAAACACGTTTTCCAGTAAGTCAGTTATAGAGTTGTTTGGCTTAAAATAGTTTATATTAATACAGAATTCCTCTAGTGTTTTATCTTCTCTAGCTAAAGTGTATTCGTTATATAACACTAATATTGTAACTTGAATCAAGTAGGGTTTAACTGGTTTTAATTCTACTCTGCAATCAGTTCTATATTCATAGTAATGGTTCTTATGAAAGTCAATCATTTTATCTATCAAGTACTCAGGAACAGATAAACGTTGATAAGGTAATGGATATGGTACTTTGTAGCTATAGTTAGTGATAGGCGATTCTACTTTTATAGTGTATTCTTCTAACCATTTGTTATTATTAGTACCATATAGGTTATCACGTTCTACTATACTCACCCATTCTTTCAGAGTTTTCATAACTCACTCCTATCATGATTAGGTGGCGCTGACCATTCATCAATGTTATCTAATTTCACTGTAATATGAATCTGATTAATAGGTTCTTTAGGGTAACAAGTCATTTCAACCTGCATTACTCCTTCATCGTCTACACATACTTTTTCACATTTCACTGTGCTAATGTCTATCTCTTCTAACCTAAACTCTTCCCCACATCTAGTAGACAACAAATCATCCGCTTCATATTCCCCATATGTGTCCATAGCATAATCAAGACATTCAGGACAACAGTATTCCACTAGAGTGCTTTTTGCGTCTAGTAGATTCATAACAATTTTTTCCCAACTAGGTTCTGTTAATTTAGTTAAAAGGTACATTACTAACTCCTTAATCAAATATTCTCAAACAATTTCCTCAGACCAGTAATCTCTTCGCTACTCAATTCAACATATATTTTACTATCATTTCTTTCTATTGTCAAGTCAAACCCTTCCCCATCCCACCACTCATTTAACTGAAAATGTGTACTATGGTCATGAAGAATATCCTTTACTGTCAACACTTGTACACTACTTGTACTTTTATCATGGAAAGTAATATTTTCTGATTCTATATCATCTTCTAAGAAGTCACTTAGTTGTGGGGTTTGAGTTTCATAACGCGATTCACTAACATTTACTCTTAACCCATTATCATAAACTACAGTCAAATCTTCATCTACAGCTTCTTCCCAATAGATATGATCTACATCACGAGTGTTCAACAACTCTACAGAATAGACATCGTTATTACTACCCAAATCAAACACCATTAGATAGTGTTTATCTCCTTTAACACTAATAGCAAACCTATGTTTATCTATCTCTACATTATCAGAAAGATGATCTATTTGATGATATGTTATATCAATATCGTTGATAGATTCATAGTCTATATTAAAAGGTATAGATTGCTTCAATTCTAATTTAGATGTATCATATATGCCAATGTGATTTGTGTTATCAGATTCATCTTCAAAAGCAAATATTACATCATAATTAAATACTCCTAGAAACACAATATCCTGAGCATGACAACAATCAGTTTCAATCTTATCTTCTATTTGGTCTTCGTTGATTACAATGATCCCTTCATATAGTACTAACACTTCGGAACCATTACCTAGATTATATCTTTGCATGTTTATTCTCCTTTAAATCCAAACATCAAGTATTAATAATATAGCGAACACTGTTATCCATATACCAACAGCGATTTGGCAGATTATCTCATGTATTTTATTCTGTCGTGTTATGGTATAAAACGAGTAAAACCAAAAAGGTAATAATAATAGCCAAGTACATATTAGTTTAGTCAAAATGTTGTCATTAACTAATTCCATTATGCTTCTCCCTCATAAACATTACCAACTATGTGTAATATAACATATTCAAAACTGCTTGTAAACAAAAAACACTGAGAATAAATCTTCCTGCTATTTAAATAAATTCTTCAATAGGAATACTAATCCATATATCCATTCTATCATAATCAGAATAGAAAATGATTTCTGTTATCTTTATGGTGTTATAGTCATCTTCGATGTAACCAATATCCCAATCACAAGGGTAACAACCTAATACCATATCGTATCTTTTCAAGTACAATTCATACACTCTCCACACATGATCGTTTAAACTGTTTCTTAAACTTACCACGGCATAATCATATACAGCTAATTTATTCAGTTCTTCTAACACATCGCTCATGTTATCCTCTGTATTGTAGTTCATGATGTTTCTGCATTATCAAATCATCTAACTCAGATTGTAATTCCCACATATCATTTTGACTATAAATGTGATTTTTATTCATTAACGGAATTGCTATATTTACATATTTCCTAGCCGTAGATAACTGTTTCATATTCTCACATGACTTTATAACACGAATAGTTTTATTTAGCAACCTTTTTTTCTGTTTCTTATCCATTATATCACCTTTACTGGTTTATAGTTATAATGACATTGATACTTAATACCATCTTTCTCAGTTACAAAGTAATCAATGTGCCAGTGTCCAAAATGCCATTCTTTAGGCTTCAGATCAAATTCGTCAACTAATACTTGCATAGCCCTAGCTACCTGACATTCACACTTACTTTCATAATACTCTTTATAAGTACCAGCACTAGTAGCACCAACATACCTCAGAATTTCATAACCTATGCTATCAGGACAAGTATGTGCGAACACATATTCTATATCAGGATTAGCTTGTACTTGATCAATAATATATTCTGTTTCGGTATGATTCCAATTTTCTTGATCCCACCAGCTAACATCAGGTATGCGCCATTGCTTATCTTGACTCTCAGCACCACCTAGCGCCATACATTCATAACCATTGAAGTTATATACTTCACCTCTAAGTAATTGGTATAATGGTTTATTATTAGTAGGAATAACTCTTACTTTGCCATCAAATCTTTCTTCAATAGGAAATTGTTCTAGTTCATTGAAGTTACAATGATTACCTTCAACAAAACAAAAAGTATATGGTTTCTCACCTAACCAATTTCGCCAGTAGCTATTTTGTTTATCGTTTTTACAACCTATCTTATCCCAAATTAATCCGAAATCACCTAATTGGATTAGGAAATCATCTTCAGTTAGTTTCCTACCTTCAGACCAATTTTTACCACTAATCTTCCTAATGTCCATAGAGCCATGAAAATCACCTGTTACATATATTGACATAAGTTATCCTTCTAATTTTTCTAATTCCCTTTTCAATTCATCTATTCTGAGTTTGTTCCTATAATCTTTAATGTTACTAAGAGCATTATTATACCATTCCACTAGTCTATCTAGCAAAGGGATTATCTGTTCATCAGTAGCATAAAAAGTAGAATTATCTTTATCTAAGAAAAACACATCAGTGTCATTGACGATATCATATAGACCAAATTTCACGTGCTCACCATATAGTGTAAGAGTGTTAATGTAAACTTTCCATAGATAAACATTATATGATTTGGGGTAGTTGAAGATTACTCTATTCGAATCACTACTAAAATGACTACGATTAATGCCCCAAGGAAAAGGCATACCTTTATATGTTTGAGTAAACTGAATCCATTCATCATACATAGTGTATTTGTTTGAAAGAATGATGTCAGCAAATTCAGGAACTTTTTCAGCAAACGCTTCTGCTTGATACATTCTTTCACGTAGTTCTTTTAATTCTTTTTCGTATTTTTCAATCATAATTTACTCCTCACACATTCTTAGATTTAATGTAATGAATAGTAATAGTACCTTCATTATGTGGTTGATAATGTAAACTATTATAAGTATAATCAGAAAACTTTTGGGCAATTCTAGTTATCTTAACTTCCTTTAATCGCTCAAATAGAATACTCTTAATTCCTTCTTGTAGACTATACCCATCATTAGGACAATACTCGACTGAACTACTATAAGTATTACCACATTTTTCACATGTCCATGTTGCAAAAGTATCTGTTGTTTCCATGTTTAATTCTCCTTAATTGTATTTAGGCTCATCAATCCATTCCCAAATTAATTCATTATCCTCATTTTCAACTTTATGAACTAATACCTTATCATTAGCGTAATCTATTTGCCCTTGTTGATAACCTCGATTCATAATATTATCAAGAGATACCATGATCAACATAACCCCTATCAATAATCCTATTAATACACCAACACCACATTCTCTCATAATTAATTCTCCTTATACTTAGAATATACACTATCAAATACTAGTTTGTCAACCTTTTTCTCAACCTCTTTATTATCCAGCATCAAAAACATAAACCCCTTATATACACTAGGAACATTTTCGTTTACATATTGAGCAAATTCTTTCCTAGTACCAATATCTTTACATTGATTAAAGTAATATTTAATGTCATTCATTACATTAGTCTTAGTATGATTCACTTCATCCCTAAGTTGTTCTATTTCCTTTTGTCTATCCTTAAATCCTAACTGACTAACAACTCCAATCATATCATCTACAGTGTTTTCTAATGTAGCTTGAATAACACTCTTAGGATTAAAGTCTGACACTAGTTTATGGTGTTCTAAGTATTCCTTGGTCTTAGCTTTCACTAGTTTACCACAACCAGTTTGAATTACAAACCCCTCAATCCCCTTCATATCAAACACTTCTTCATAAGTAACATTGTGTACTTTGTGTTGTTCATTAGCAAAATACTCTCCACTACAATTATCCCTAAATCCTAAGTAAATGAATTGTTCTTCAGGATATTCTAATACTATACGATTATGAGGGGCTACATATTCAAAAATAGGTGTGAAATTATGGTGAGAACTTTTTAATAAACTTTTCCAATCAAACTCACCTTCATTGTTAATAGCTTTAAACCTATCATAGAACGCTTGCGCTTTTTGTGCTACATCGCTATAGAAACTCTTCTTAGTTTTCCAGAATACTTTACCGTTGATAACCACTGGAACTACCATTGATCCATCATGTTTAGTATAGTATCCAGCAAAACTCATATCTAGATTATCAATTTGTGTTTCTTCTGTTTCTCCTATATTAAAAAACTTAGTCAATGGTCTAGAAATTAGTTCCTTTGTATCTAGTCTAAAAGTAGTACCACGAAACTCCTTAGCTAATTCTGAATCAAAGGTATCAGTATATTGTACCATATAACTAAAGATAACTACAGGAACACCATCTACTATTTCTTCCTTAGCCCTTAGTTCTTCTTTCTGTTCACATAGTTCTATCATATCATCAAAGTGTAGTTCCATGTCATTCTCCAGTTTCAGGATCAACTTGTTTTGATTGTCTTTATCTAATAACATTATTAGATTAGGTATAGTAGTAAAATGGTATATTGTACCTACTTGTTTAGCTTCTTCTAATATACCCTTAAAGGTTATCAATTATGTTCTCCCTATAGTAAATACTCTATCTCGTCAAATTCATCATCATACGGCATTGTAAAGCTCTTCATCATATTTAAGATAACATTATATGGTATAAACTTGTTTTCTCTTAGCGTGTTTCTATTATATATGGTAGATAACTTAGGTAGAAACACCTTATACTTAATCTGATAACCCTTTTGTCTAAGTTGGTTTACAAACTTCATCCTACCCTTATAAGTAAGATTAGTCCTATCAATTACCATATCATATTCATTTTTTAAAAGATACTGGAATGATTCTCTAAATTCCTTGTCTACTTCTTTCTGATCTACTCGTTTCCACGCATCATCATAGTTATCAGTTCCAGCTAAATCTAATACCATTTGATCCCTAGATAGAATGTTATTGTAACCTTCCTTAAGGGCATAAGTAGTCTTACCAGAATTAGGCAGACCAATTAGAAACGTAGCAGTAGCATAATCCTTCTTAGGTGGAGGGCAAGGGTATTTACTGTGTTCAGATATATGATCCAACAATTCAATAATAAAACACCATGAATCAGCAAAAGGATATTTCTTTGAAATATTACCATAACAATCTGCTTTTCTCAATGAATACAAATCAATAAGAAAATTTTTACTTTTCTTCCACTTAACCCAATGTTTAGGTTTTGCGTCAAACAAATCACCATGATAATTAATTAGCCTTAGTATGTATACTATCTGATCATCAGTTAAAGTTGGGTCTAGTTTCTTAATATCACTGATAGCTTTAAATGTGCTAACTCCAGCGTGATTCTTAAACATGATGCGATGTTTATCTTCTATCCATTCTCTACAATAAGGTTTACCAATATCATGTAGCAATGAAGCTATGATTAGTTCTTTCCATGTATTAGGGAAAAAATCATCTTCTATAAAGTTACGCATTACGTGAGAATAAACCATCATAGTGTGAGTTAGCACACTACCTTCAGCATGATATTGTGATTTAAAGTTTAGTCCAGCTTCATTATGATCTGATTGGTTTAATGCGTAACAAACAGCCATATCATGTAATTTATGAACTAAGTTCCACCCATATTCATGTACATCATTAAAATCAGTCACTATAAAATTCCTTTGCTGTGTTATCAATTCTTTTTACCCACTCTATACTGCGAGGTGACAGATTTTTGAGTAGTTCTTTTTCATTTTCGTATCTGTGACCGTATACTATTGGGCGATCATTACCATCAAATAAAACATTCCAATAATACTTAGTAACTGTTTTTTTGTACTCTTCCCATGAATCCAAATCATAAGAATCAAAATAGTTGATATCACAAACATAACCATCTTCTTCTTTAAATTTCCCATCCTCAAAATCGTAATAAATATATTCGTCTTTGGGCCAAGCCATATGTCGAACTCGTTTTCCTTTAAGTGCTAGTTCAAGTGCTCCTACTTTAGTCATTTTTAATCTCCTTTAAATAAATTCTTCAATACTAACTGGTCTATAGTTCCAAACATCCACACCTACATTGTAACGAGTTCCTTCACAATTGTCAACAATATTATCGTGTATGTGTCCATGTAAATGTAAAAACCTATGATGCTTACCATTCCAAGATTCAATAGGATAATGAAACAATATAAACTTTAACCCATTATACTTTAATTCCTTATAGTAATCAACACTTTCCCAACCTAGTTTCTTAACTCTATTATCGTCATGGTTGCCTAAAATTAAGTGTTTCTTACCGTTTAGTCTATTGAATATGTGTTGCATGTGTTCTCTACTACAAAAACCAAAATCACCTAAGTGGTAAATGGTATCATTTGATTTAACAACTTCATTCCAATTAGTGATTAGTTGTTCGTCCATTTCTGTTGTGTCTGAAAATGGTCTATTACAATACTTGATTACATTATTGTGTCCGAAGTGAGTGTCAGCGGTAAAATAGATCATTACCATTCTCCATAATAATTTTCAAGAACATTAAATGTGATTCCATTAACATAATTAGATTTAACACTATCAGGATATTTTGATTGTTCAGCTAGTTTCTCTACTCGTTCAATCCCTTCCTCAAGAGTAGGCAACACTGAGCCTTTAAAATCTAGTTTCCCTTGTTTCACTAGCTTTAGATATTCAGCATGCTTCAGAGGAAACTTTAAATCGCCAGTAGTGTAAATTTCCTCTAGTTGAAGAGCAGCCCTAATTGCATGTGACATCGCTTTCCAATCCACATCTTCATTTTTAGCCGCTTTTCTAGCTCTATCTCCATACTTGTCTAAAAAAGATTGAATCATATCTTTAGCATAACTTACTTTAACAGTATTTTGTAATTGCTTGCCACAGAAAATAAACTTTCTAATGGTAGAGCCACCAATAAGATATGACATATTTTTATCTACAGGTAGTTCATTCCAAAAACTAGATAACCTTTGATTGTCATCCTTAGTATTAAGAAAATCTAATAGCTTCTGTGCAGAGTTAATTCTACTCCCTTTCATCCCATACTTTGCCGCCTGCTTTTTACAGTAGCCCATGAACGCCTTCATGTTTTTAGCATAAAAGAACCTGCGCCTATCATAAATATAATCCCAATGAATAGTTTTATGGATCACTTGTTCAGTAGAGTGAATCATATCTAAAGCACATGTTTCACCTTTTCTTAACAACTCTAGGAAGTAGTGTAGTGAATATAATTGGCAATCAATATCATCTTTACTATTTTTTTCGTTACTAGTATTACTATCAAATGATACTTGCTTAGGGATATTACCTAACATAATTTGTTCTTTTGTGGGAATAAACACACCCTTGTAATCAACATCTGATTCTGGAGTATTAGTGCCGTAAAGGTGTGAACCAAATTTAGTCAGAAAGATTACATTATAATTATCATATATTTCCTTAAAGTTCATTATAAATCTTCTCCCATCTCTTCAGTAATGAATTTGTTTTCTAATACTAGAATTTCGGTAGGTGTAAAAATAGTACACCTGAATTGTTCCATTGCTTGCATAAGGTGTTGTGCAAAATCAAAAGACATGTCAAACACCACAAAATCGTAAACAGGAAATCTAGGATAATTGATAAGCCCTACAATATATCCCGGTTCATTACCATTTGGATATACGAAATTAGTTCTAGTTACAGTGACACCAACACAATTCGTATCACAAAACATTTGACAATATTTGAGGACTTGTTCTTCTGAAATTGTAGTATCAGTATACCCAACCTTTGCGCCAATATGGATTTGCACATCAAATCTCGGTAGTTTTTTGAAGTCCATTATCCTACTCCATTATCTCTTAGAAGGGAAACAAAATTCTCAAAGAAAATAGTACGATAGATCTTATTTCTGAACAACTCGGAATACTCAGGTTTATTAGCTAATGTAAGCATTAACTCGTTTGCAGTTTTCACTTTATTAAAACTTATCTCATCATGATAAGATAACACGTTTACGGGCAAATCATTACCAAAGAATATCTTAACACTCTCGATATTGAGTAGTTTGTTTTCGTAACCTTCATTGTCATTAAATGTGTGATTAATTTTGTGTTTGATTATGTTTTTCATCATAATATTAAACACATCACCCATAACAATAAAATCAATATCATTAGGTTTAGCATCAGTCCATACAGAAGAACCAATTTGTACTGCACCTCTTTTCAATAACCAATCAATTAGTGTTTGCTGTTTTGACATCTTTTAATCTCCTGTGTATACAATTTCAGTTTCAACATCCTGAACTTTTAGTGACACTCCAAATTCTTTTAGAAATCCATAACCCTCAATAAAAGCATCAGGATAGCATTCTGTAATAGAGTGTTTCGATGCTAAGTGCTTAATATGATCATCAATAGTATTAAACGGATACATGTAATCTTTAAATTCTTTCATCCATTCATTAGTAAACTTAGTTTCATCATATTCCACTTCTACAAGATACGTAACTTCAACTAGTTTCTTTTTCATAGTATCCTCCACATTTAAATTTGTTCCTTTCATTTACTAAACTATACACTATTTGTCACTATTTGTAAACAAAAAAAGCACACTAAGACTAAAATAAACCCTTGTGTGCTAAAAACCTCATTCTTACTGTTTATCTTCTACCAATTTTCCAATTCATATTCATTACGTCAGGACAATCCTCAATGATGTGCATCTTACCAGCACTGTTTTCAACAATATTACTTAATGCACTCATGGAAAAACTATTTTTAATACCATACGTTTCTTTATGACATTTATAGATAGACCTAGAATAACCGTAAAAGTAATAGTATTCACTATCTTCTTCTGCACTAAGGATACCCGAATTTAGTCTCCATCTATCTCCATCCAGATACCCCCCACACCACGAAGCAAATACTCTATAGTGTGGATCAGTGCCAGTGATTTCTACTAATATCCAATTATGAGGAGTATGCATTACTTTTTCCTAATCTCTAGTGTGATATTGTCCATGTATTCAGATAACCACCATTCGCTACCATCTGCAATGTGTTCATTAATAATGTCTAGCATTTCCTCTTTACGAGTGATTTCATTGCAACTTGAGTTAGGGCATTGTTCTACATTTTTATCATACCCATTACCACAAATATGACATACCCAAACATCACTATCACATCCGTTACAATCACAACAACATGATTCAGGTCCTATTTCGTCATACATCCAATCATGAAATAGGTAGTCGCCATTAGTGTTATCATCACCTAGTTTAATTATCTGACCCATAAATGGTTTCATATCTTCTAAGAACGCTTCACGGGCTTTCATGCCATATTCCCACCCATAACGATCATACATGTTTTGTAGCAAATCTTCCATTTGTTTTACTTTAACAATTTTCATAATTAGCTCCTATTTGATTTAAAAGATAGCCCGATTCCTATAGCGTACTATAGGCGATACCGTTTATACTCGGACACAAAGTGAGCTTCACTACATAGTAGGATAGTCTTGTTGGGGCATGTTTAACTTAAGTACAATATACATTATCTCAATCACCTCGTCAATGTGTTATTTCATAAAATCACAATTACCGTCAGATTGATAATCACTTAGTCCGATAAAATCATCTTCATGTGTGTTATCTATAACAACACTACTATCTCTAGCAAACGAATAAACACAACCACAATTATTACATTTTATTATTAATTCGTGGAATGAGTTAGAATCTAATTGTGAGATTACCTTAGTGTCTAAAGTGTTGCATTGTGGACACCTATCTTTACTGATCATGTTCTTTTAGTCCTTTCATAAACTCTATTGTTTGTTGTACCTGTTCTTCTGTTAAGTATGCTTCGAATGTTTCTGTTCCATTTTTATAGTGTGTGACTAATGTTGATTTGTAGTGTACAGGGTATTCCTTAATTTCATCAAAGAAGTAAACATTCAAGTTGTCCTTACAAACATACCTACCATCATACTCAGCAATAAACACTACTGGTTCCCATTCATGTTTAAACTTAGCGAGTACTGTTTCGCCCTTCTTAGGAATCCACTCATCAAACATATCTAATGCTTCTTGAATAGTGATAATATGAAATTCACATGTTTCGTAGTAACTAATGCGATCCCAATTTAATGATGGCAGATTTGATAAATTTATACCTATGTGATTATCTTTGACTCCTAATCTCCTCCTATACAACTCATAAATGATAAATTTATCATTCCAACCGTTGGTTTCAGCTAACCATTTGAATTTCTCAATGCTTTCTTCACTGTCAATACGTACTACAATTTTGTCACTCATTTTTAATCTCCTAAGTCCAAAGACATCCATAGTATTTACCAAATAGTCTTAGCCCGTTTTGTATTCTAGCTCCATGTGCTCGATAACCATCTACATCAAATTCACTAGTATCGTTTTCTCCACGTTCCATTCTAAACAATGTAGCGTCCACATGTGACACTTCATTGCCATCTTTATCTACTGGTATAAATTTAAAATCGATTTTACCATTATGATATTGATCTTCCCAATCTATATTGTATTGTTCAAAAGCCCAAATAATTTCATCTAACACATAATCAAAACGGTCAAACCAATAATCATCAGTCTCATCTAATGTATCATTTTCGATTACAGGTCTTTCCAATTCTTTAGGTACATCTTCATTATCGACTAAGGGTGCTCCTTGTTTGTTTTTTTTGAATTCTTTGAGTAGTGGCAGGATGATATAAGCTAATGTGGAATCAGCAGAATAAGTATCCCAATCATCAATCTTAACTTTCACTTTTTGTATTGGTTGTTTATCATAGTACCACTTGTTGATAGTGTTGTTTAGTACAATCTGCCAAGCATCACATACCTTTTCGATAAACTTATCTAATTGGGTATATTCAGATTCTTTAATTTCAAAGTGATACTTACCATGCAGTTTAGATAAGCACCAGTTTTCAAAAGGACATGTAACCCATCTACTATTAAAATTTCCTATTTTCACTTTCATAGTATTCACCTTTAAAATAAATTATCTAAATTGTTGTTAGCTTCCTCTATTCTTTTCTTAGCTATTTGAAAATAATCTTTATCTAGTTCAACACCAATAAATTTCCTATTAAGATTAGCACAAGCTACTCCAGTTGTTCCACTACCCATCGTAAAATCCAAAACTGTTTCACCTTCGTTGGTGTAAGTTTTAATCAGGTATTCCATTAAGGCAACTGGTTTTTGGGTGGGGTGTACAGTCTTACCCTCACTGGCGAAGTCTAGGACTTGTCTGGGATAGTTTGTCAAGGTCTGTTTGTATGGCTTAAGTTCAATTCCTCCAGTCACCACACTTGTGGCATCAGTTCCCTTCCCTCGCAAAGAGTGACTCTTTGAGTTGTGCTGCATAATATCCACTTCGATAACCCCTTGAGGGTTGTACACTGGCTGTTTTCGGTAGAAAACCAACACATCCTCAATATCCTTCATGGGCATCTTTTGAGCGTTTAGGTGTCCAGTAGCCCTTGTCTTTCGCCAATACCACTGATACTTCAATATCTTGAGGTTTGAAGCACCAAGTACACTTGTAAACGGTTGGCTAGCCGTCATAACAATAGCTCCGTTAGGTTTGATAACTCGTTTCAACTGCTCCCACATACGTTCTAGGTCAATCACAGTATCCCATTTACAGGCAGTGGTGCCAAGTCAGCCGTAGGGTGGATCGCATAACACTAGGTCTATAGAGCCGTCTGGGATATATTTCATAACCTCAAGACAATCTCCATGAACCAACGTGTTAGGCAATACGCACCCTACGGGCTGTACCTCCTTCTCGTTAGTGATAGTAAACATTAAACAAAATACTCCTGTATGTTTAGCTTTAAATTATTCCACTCGGATTGACTCATGTTATTTTTACACCTGTTCTCGAACCATGTTAAAAACTGCAAGTTATCAAGCGAATTATCCCCACCTTTTGATTTTGGTATTATATGGTCTATTGAAGGCTTTTTATATTTCAATTTTCCACTACTCAACCATGCTAAGTATATTTTGCTAAACTGCTCGTCATAATAAAACCTGCTTATATAGCTTTTGTACCATTCGGTTGATACGTCCCACCTTCCTGACCTATTGGTTATAGCATCATTGAGTAGTTTCAACTTGTCGAAATCATTGAACTGCATTAACCAATCTGTTGACACATCAAACCTCAAGTGTGTTGCCATGTTGTTATAATTGCGCTCAATATCACAATTAAATTTTTTAACGCCTCTTAGGTTTTTTGGCTCCCTAGTTTTTATTCCATTCTTCTTTAGCACTCTTGATATTAGTTTGTGATTAGTGCCTAGCTTATCCGCTATAGAGCGCATTGAATCGCCCTTTTTGTACAATTCAACTATTACCATGTCAACACTACCATCCGATATTTTTTTCATTTCTTCTAAACAATCACCATTATATAAATCTATCATAGTCGCTTTCCTTTTTGTTTAAAGGTAGGACAATCATTATATTCATTAAGGTCTTGCGGTTTATTAAAGGTTTCATCTTTTGCACCATACCAATTATAAATAGTTATTATATTAGATGGGTGTTTACAAGCATAACCCTTAGGTTGGTATCCGCCCGGTGGATTTTTTGACTCATATAGAAACTCACAATCCTTACAATACACTTTTACTTCATCTGCCATACTAATTCCCCTCTCTCATTTTCTACTTTTTCGACTATAATTTTATTACCAGATAAGGCATCAATTTGTCCATCTGCATAAGTGTAATTTATAGTATTTAAAATAGCACCCATTATGCACACTCCAAGAGCACATCCAACTAGCATACCTAACCAAAATCCACCACTAAAAATTTCTAATCTCCACTAGTCAAAAGGTTATACAAATCTTCTATACTCTCTAGAGGTATTTCACTACCATCTTCATCATGTACTGTTAATGCTCTATCATCATATTTCTCTTTGTTGTTACGCTCACCAAAATCTAATTCCCATAACCAATAATTAATCCACTTAGTATCTTGGTCATCGAATATGTATTCTAGCAGTTCAATGTTTTGTTGTAAGAGTTGCTCACCAAAATTAATAATACCATCACAACTAATGACATCTTCTAGTCTTCTAGTGTCTTTGATGTACTTCTCAATAGTCTTAATCTTACTCTCAAATTCAGTGTAGTTCATGTTAATCCTCTTCGTTAGCATAAGACAATATAGTGTTTAATTGTTGAGATACTTCTTTCTTACCTAGTTTAATACCTTCACTAAATATGCGTTTGCACATATATTCAATAAACTTGTTTTCGTCTATAGCAGAGAAATCAATTACAATCTCTGGAATAGGGAGTGAATTATTAGTATAAAAGAACTCTTCAGGAATAACGAATGTCTGTAAACCAACCCGCTCTAGTCCTAGTTCTTCTAACTTACCAAGTTTACATCCCCGTCTATTCCTTTTAGGATTTGCTTCTTCCTCAGAAAACACTTGCTCATACATCCAATGTTCAAAAATCCATCCCTCAAAAATCCATCCCTCTTCGTGTTTTGTATCATCATATTCACCATAAACTAATTCAATAACTTTCCCACATAGATATTTCATGCTTGGACAAAAAAAATAACTTACGTCATCGCCTTTATAAACTAAATGACCATATCTTTCTTCGACCTTATCATTTTCTAGCATTTCTTCCCACGTTTTAACTCTAACTTTCATTCCAACCTCCCTCTCAATGGTTGTTTAATTTAAACACAACATAACACAACCAAAGCTAAATGTAAACTATTATTTTCCAATCAATTCATTTACGCCATCTTCTAGCCAGTTAAATTCTCCAGTATCTAGCATCTCATTCCACATCAACCAAGCAACTAACCTGATCTCTAGGTGAGCACTCTTATCTAATCGCAGTCTAAAGAAATTTAATAGCGACCTTAAGTTAACAGTCCATACAAAATCGACTCTAAAATTCTCTGGTAACAAGTATTTTAAAACATCATTATCCTTTTTCTTACTATAGAAATCCAGATAATTATAATACAACTCTTCAATTTCTAGTAAGTTGCGTCTTACTAATGATTGCATAAAGTATTTTTGTTTATTCTCACTCCAACCAGTTTCAGATAGATCAGGAATAACTAAGTAATCACTGGGTTCTATATTGTCTAACCCTACTCGTTTAATTTCCATAAATAGTTTATCTAATACATAGCGAGTGGATTCTACTGTAGGACTAGCTATTCTATGTCTAGCATGTTCTTGTAGTTCTAGTCTACTACTACCACTAATATCAAAGGTAAGATTAATATGTTCTAGTACGGAACCGTGACGTTCATTTAGCTTATCATTTAGACAAACCTTCTTTAGTAGTTCTTTATTACACTTGCCATAATTAGCATATGGTTTTTCTAATGCCTTCACTGCTACCCAAATAGGTGTATGATGTAGTAACTTCACTTTAATTTTTTTCATAACTATCTCCCAAATTTATCACTATGTAAGAACATTCTTTTGCCGTCTTCTCTACCTGCTTCCCATATAGATTTAATCTCATCTATAGTAAGTCTATCCTTAATATTACCACGAATACCAAACATAAGAAACCTATCAAATTCATAGTCAGACCAACTATCACATTTTCTACACTGGTGTTTACTAGTTAGTTCTACTACGTTTCTTGGAAACCCTTCATAACAATAACTCTTATCGTTTTCTTTATGTAGATAAACACAAGTTGGACAATTATAATATTCGTTTACTTTACCGTCCATAGTTACCCCACAGTTTACATTTAGCGCCTTGTCCGAAAATACCAATGAACATTTCTCCATCATTGTAATATTGATAGTTAGCAGAAGAAAAATGAACACAATCATGACCTATACAATGACGATCTATGATAGGACAACACTTCGACATCATTTCATTGTCACTCTTTTGGTTGCGTTGTTCTGCTTCTTCTTGTTCAGCTATGACACATAAATCTTGTTCGATTTGTTTTTGTGATTGTCGTTGTTTAATTTTGTAAATCATCTTTTTTAACATAGTCTCTCCCTAATAATATAGTGATACCCAATAATACACTTATTTTCACTCATTGTCAATAAAAAAAGCGCATAACAACTAAAAAGTCATTATGCGCTACAATTACATTACATTAATAGTTACTCTGGGGAATCTTGTTGTACTTGTTGACTACCTTGTGTGTAGATTTTCTGGATTAGACCATTTACATCCTTAAACGATGCTTCACCCAAAATCTTAAGAGCTTGATTAACTTCTTCTACTGATAGAGTTAGTGTTACCATTACGGGTTCTTTTTCCTCTACTTCTTGCTCAGGTACTTCTACGTTTTCTTCAGCCATGTCATACTCCTTTACTTGGTTAAAATTGTAATTCACACTCATTGTAAATTACTGCGGGTTAATAATTAGGATAGATCAAGTGTAACCCTCTTTAGCCATCCCCTTGCGAAATGTTCTTGTGTAGGATCATATTTCATTATTTCTAGGTAATATGACCCTTGTAGTATATTGATTACCTTAACCAACATCTCTTCATCACCATCTATATCTAAGTATCTATTAATAGCACCTTCTGTCATACTACCATAAATACCATCTACAATCAAGTCACTATATAATAATCCATTTCTATTTAGTACGTTTAGTGACCTCTGTAAATGTTTGACAGCCCTATTTTTACCTAAGTTAACAGCATTATCAAACAACTCAATAGCTAGTTGTTTTGGTAAGTTGTCACCATTAAATACATCAAAGTAGTTTTTCTTATAGAACTCTTTTATTCTATATTGTAATAATTGGTTTTCCTCTAACCTACTTACAAACTCATTTTCAAATTCTACAGAATCTTGATCGTATTCTTTAGCTACTGACCTCTTAGTATCATCTATGATTTGCCAACCACCCCAAGTAGGATGATGATTACGTGAAACCCCCCTATAAGTTTCTCCACCTCTATCTAGTCGGTGATTAGAATATGTGCCCTCATGCCCCATTATCTTATTATAAGCTATAGTGAATTTACTCATTTTTTACCTATCTTTTTGGATTTACCAACCATTAATGCTAAGAACTCTACAATCTTATAGACTTTGCCTAATTTAGTATCAGGGTTAGGAGTTTTAGTTCCTACTACAATCAAACTACATAGCACTACTATAGAACCTAACACTGATACTATTTGATCAAAATTTTCAATTATGTTGTTTACGATTTCCATAAGTCATTCTCCTGTTTGACATTGAAATACTATTAATATGTATTTATCAAATAGGAGAATGAAATCACTTACCAATCAACAACACAAATCTCCAACAGTAAATGTTAACCGAACCATTAGGAAACTTAATCTTACTAGGCTTATACCCTTTATCCAACACTAGAAAATAAATCTCTCTCCCAAACAATTTCATCTTAATCCTCCATCTTCAATACGATTTCTTTTCTCCAATGTAACACTTTTTCTACATAGTCATTAACATCTACCCCATTACTATTAGCACCACGATTATAAGCTAAGATAGCTTTACGCCAGTTATTATCACTTAACTCTAACATCTTAATGAAGTACCATGAACCCACTCTCACATTAAACTTGTAATCAGATAGTAAACAGTAAATTAACTCTATATCACTAGGATTAGTTCTACCAAATTTCTCAATAAACACATGAGGATACCAACGTTGCACATCTCTGGCGGCTGGTAGTTGTACTTGCATCACTCCTAGTGATTTATTACCATTAGTACTATTTCTATCTCCTACTATAACACCATACTTCTGATACTTATGATATCCAGCTTTAGTTTCCTGAAATACTATTGACGCTATTGTTTCTCCCCACCCTTGTCCTAAGTAGTTAATACTGTTCCCGTAGTTTAAGGCATAACGTAATACCTTAGTTTGAGTGTGATCTACTTGTACCGCATATCCATTAATAGCTACTAAGCAAAACACAATTAGACTAATTATTACTCTCATTTGTTTTTCAACTCCTGTTTAGTGATTGATTTCCAGTCATGTTTATCTAGCGTAGGATAAAAGATTTTGGTCAGTTTGTCAAGATATAATTTCCTACGTTTCACTAATTTCGATTCTAAGAGGTTATCACTAGCAAGGTTAAGGGTTATGTCGAATAAAGAATTAAGTATGACTACAGTAGGCATTTTGAGCCTCAGACTAAACAATTTATTGCTATGTAGTACTTCTTTCAGTTTTACCTTATGTTCTACACAATAAACCTTTAACTTATACAAATCAGTCTTATATGTTTCTACTGGAAACTTGAAATCATGCGACACTGATTGCCACACCTCAAAGTTATCATTTAACAATTTACTAGGGTGTGGATGTTCTTGATAGTGATAATAATATATAGCAAACATCTTTAGTAACTGACTAGGTTTATATTTATCGGCTAACACTTGGAACAATTTACCATCAGTGTCAAAACGTTTCTCATTCCAAGCGTCAGCCAATTTGTTTCTAGAAATTAAACTAGTAGTTACATCGAACTTCTTATTGGTAAAATGAGCAATGACTGAACAATATATCCTGTAACAATAAAAACCGTCATTTGCCATTTAGTTTCACCTATCATTGAAGTTCTACTCCTGAAAGAATTGTTCATAAGATTTAATCTCTACTCCTAGTGACTTTGCTTTCTTAGTCTTACTTGTACCAGAATCAGGGTTATCTGTCAACAATAAGTTTGTATCCTTATTTACACTAGACTGAATCTTCCAACCTTGTTCTTCTAGGTGTTGAGTAAGTTGTTTGCGATTATACTTATCACACTTACCAGTAAACACTATATTACCCTTAGTTTGATTAGTTTTATCTACTGTCTTAATAGTGCAGAAGTAGGATAGTGTTTCAAACATAGCCTTAAACCTATTTCTATTTGTAACTATATTAGTAATAGATTTTTCAGCAAATCCCTCTAGTGGGGCTAAACTAGTTTCTAAATCCTCACATGCTAGGAAGTTTTCAATAGAACCAAAATGGTCAATAAGTTTTTGACATTGTTTATTTCCCATACCTTTAATCATAGCACATTCTAATATTTGTGCTTCAGTTAGTTCTACAGTGTTTAACATGTAGAAAATATATTCAGCAGTCTTTTTACCAAAACCATCAATAATTTCGATGTCCTCTACTTCAGCTTCAAAGTAATCATCTATTAACTTAAATCCATTTACATATAGTTTTTCAATAGTCGAATCACTAATGTAATCAAGATCAAATACTTTAAAAATGTGTTTGAGTAGAGTTAAGTCATTGTGTACACAATTCTTACACACTAAGTGTACACCGTTTTCGTCTACTTCAGAGATAGACTTACAGTTAGGACAAAACACAGGCGGTAAAATGTAACTTTGTTCTACTACAGTGTGAACGAATGGTATTATATCCCCACTTTTTATTACCTTAACTTGAGCACCAATCCCTAATCCAGCAGTCTTAACTATTCCATAGTTAGAAGCAGATACACGACTAACGGTAGTACCATCAATATCCACAGGCTCATCCAAAATAATAACAGGATACAAGATTCCATGTTTACCTAAACTCCATTCAATGTTGCCTACTGTAGCTAATTCACCTTCTTTATTGAACTTTAGGGCAATGATGTTATCTGGTAATAGTTCATTATCATTACTGTAATCCCCATTACCTTCTACTACTAATCCATCAATTTCATATTCGTGATTATTTTTGTAGTACCTAAAGTTACTCTCTAGTTCAAGATAATCAGGAGTGCTATAATAGACTACCTTAGCTAAGGTTTCAAATGGTACTACATGAATTTTAGCTAGTTCATTTGGTATAGCTTCTTTCCTATTAATCAAACCTGACACTACATTGCGAACATTTTTCTCATAGTCTGCTTGACACACTTTAGGCATGATAGCTTCACATTTGACACTATTAATATCGCTGGTTAGTTCTAAGAAACCCAATGCACTAGTATCACAATGCTTAATGTTATCAGTAACATCATTACCCTCATAACCATTCCCTCTAGTTATTGCCTGAATAATATTACCATTTTTGTTTAGAATGACTTCAATACTATTTCCATCTAGCTTAGGAGTAACAGAAAATACAGTATTACTCTTAGCCCACTTATAGAAATCATCTTCAGTTTTAACCTTTTTTAAACTACCCATTGGGGAATGATGATTTGCCTTATTCCTGAAATTACGAGTGTCTAATCCATGATCTGAGATTAGGTTAAACTCTTCATCAGTTAGGATAGGACTATCACCATTATAATATTGTTCGTTTGCTATTTGTTTTAAGTTAGCCACTATTCTCACTCCTTCGCTGCGCGGACAGCGTTATATGTTCGCTTCTTTACATTCCTGCTCCGTAACTCCAAGCGCACCCAGCACATCATAAAGTGAGGGCCAAGTGTCACTGGCTTCATCGTACAACCCCATGTCGTCCATCATGTCTACCCACCAGTCATCGAACCCCCCATCTCGGTCTGTCAATCTGGCGACGATCTGTATTGCTTGCTTTTGTGTAATCCTCATCCCTTTATCCTTTCCTCTGCTTGTAACGACAAAGTATTTCCTTTTGGAGGTTAGCTAGAAAAGAGCGCGAGTCTGCGCCATCATATTTTATAAGGTGCTCGAAACCCCATTGGGTAACATCTTCAGCACACCGCAGCACTTCTTCATTTTTAGCCAACTGTTCACGGAGTTCGTTTATCTCTGACTTTGATACTCTAACTTCTGGTATTTTAATTCTCCCTATAACGAGCTATGAAGGTCAATACATAACCAGCGGGTCAAGCGGACGCGAAACCCCGCGCCGCTTACCCTTATGCGTTAGAAAACATCCCGGCGAACGGCGGCAATCATCTGTGCCTTGCCGTCTGCAATGGTCACTTTGCCAATGCAGTGCGAAAGCCGCTCGGTCAGGCCGCTTGCCATCGGCATGGTCAGCATTACAACCCGGCCCAATAGGTCGGCCAGCGTCACCTGGAAGCCGTCTCCAAGGTCCACGGTTGCTGATTCGCAAACTTCTTGTGAAAGATCAAAGTATTGGTCTTCGTCGCTCTGGATGTGCTCCGGGTAGATCAGCGCCAGAAGCTCGTGCATTTCAAGATCGTCAAGTGGTTGTGTTTTCATCTTCGTCCCCTTAGCTTCGGTGTTAGCCTTCCATCGCCAGCTTAATTGCTCGGCGCACTGGTACAAGTGCTTCCTTATAAAATCTAACCCAATCATCTTCACCGGGCTGTGTGAAATAGTTGTCTACACAGCGCAGCGCCTCCAGCATTTCAGGCGCGGCGGCAATCAGTTTGGCGTTGGCCTCGTGTTCTTCTTTTGTAATCTCGTATTCTTGATTTTTTGCTATGTTTACCATTGCCACATGCTTTCTTGGGCTGTTCGCTGCGGCTTTTGAGTTTATTGCTGTCCGGCAATGTGTCGCGTCTGCTTCCCATGGCCCATTTGTGTGAACCGGGTAATCTTTCCCGCTGTAGGCTGTTTTGTTGTCGTTCATCTTACCTCCTTCGCTACACGGACAGCGTTGTCTTTCATTTTACAGCAAACTCTCTTCGCTTATAACTTCACCGTCGAGCAACAACTGAATATTAATGCAGTCTGAGTACATAGACCCGCTATCATCAAGCCCTCCGGTGTAACTGCTGTTGACCTCTTTGTTTTATCTGTTTAAAGAGTTCCACTTTATTTCTGCTGACATCATTGCACGTGAAAACTGGCTCTTTTCGATATCGTGCCCGTTTCCTTTATCTAGGTCTCGGTCATTATATGTCTCAACAGACACACTAACTCCACACTGACAAAAAATGCTAGCAGTGCTTGTGTGGTAAAAACTACCATCAGACTCATATTTGTTTTTTGTTGGTCTAGACCCGCAACTTTTACAATTTGTTAATTCCCACATATCGGCCTCCAGCTAATCAACCGGACTGCCAACGCAGCCGGTTATCGTTGATCGTTATTTCCACAGCTTGCCGCAACTCAACTTACCCTCTGGACATGCTTAAATCTCCTTTCACATCACAAACCACTTAACGAAATCCTTAGCTGTAGTGCTAAGTTCTTCTAATCCATCATAATTATGAATAACTAAATCCGCAATCTCAAATACGTTTTTAGTTTCATCGTCACTAGCATTACCATATACTTTATCATTATCATTGTCAACATAAATAATTGCTAGTTCTGGATAGCGTTCTTTTAGTTTAAGTATTTCGCTCTTTTCCCTAACATGTAGAAACAATAGATCATCCCAACCTTTATTTTCAATCACACTAGCGCATTGCTCAAAAGGGAAGTCATTATAATCAGTAAGTAGTTGTTTAAACCCACTCAGAAACCGCCTATACTTCTCATTCTTATCATTACAATCTAGGTTAAAGAACTTCTCTGAAACCCATCTAATATAATCTACACTAGAGAAATTAATTGTTTGTGGATAATAAGTCTTCACAAAATTAACAAATGTATCTTTGCCTGCTTGAGGACTGCCTGTAATAGCAAACACTCGTGTTTTTTTGTTTACAGTTAAAATATCTGAATCTACATCTACAATAATGTTGTAGTTTAGTACGCCTTGTTCGTTGTTCATAGTTTAATCCTCCAAATCTTTCATTAGTAAGTCACGAATAATACTACCTTGTTTGTAAATAACTTTCAAGTCTTTTTTGTCAAAATCTGATTCGTCAAATTCCTCTTCAGCTAAAAACGTTTCCTTAGCATCTTCTAATACTAGTTTAATGTACTTGCCAATATCATCATAAGATTCAATCTTACCGTATTTAGAATATACGCTCTGTAAACGTTCGGGGTGGATGTACTGACAAAAAACGTCCATCCAATACTTAACATCATCACTTAGTTCTACTTTAGGTTTATTTTTCTTTTGCTTCTCCTTAAAGTTCTCATTTTTCTTTTTAATAATGAAGTGTTTCCCTTGGTTACTAGTAATGTTTCTATAGTAAGGTCTAATAACTACACCTTCACATAGATTTTCCTTATCGTAACCTTTAGGAGTAAGTTTAGAATTAAACTCAGTGTTATATTCTAATCCTTCTGACAACGAACAATTCCCTAAAATTGGAACAATAGGTACATCGTAATCCTCAAAGACCGAATAGGTTATTTCTGGCGGTCTAAATTCTACTATTCCGTTTTCCACTACAGCTAAATCAAAAAATGCTAGGTTTTTCTCATTGCCATAATATACACCTGACTGAACATTACCACCATATAATTCACCAAATAGAATTACATCTATCTTGTGTCTCATTGAGTAACCAACTAGTTCAGTATGCTCATTCTCAAAGTGCTTAAATGTTGCTTCAGCATTATAGAAATTAGCGCCAGTGATTTTATTGTTCCTACTATACCAATCTACACTACCATTTTTATTAAACCTAATACTTACATTTGCCCCATGAAGTTTCTCAGTTACAACGAAAGTTTCTTCATCGCTAACACAAAACCTATCCAATTCTTTCTCACGATAATGATTAATCAAACTCGGATACTTTACCATACTCATACACAATTCTCCTGTGAACTACACACTACCCTAAAGGGTAGGTGTTTCTTGGGTAATTAATGCTTTTAATAGCCACTAAAATTTACCAAGCTAACTGGGTCATCCCAACCCTTTTTATGTTTATACTTGCATTATAATCTCTGTCTATTTCTAAACTACATTGCTCACAACTATATACTCTCTCTGCTAATAACTGATTATACATAAACCTTGCTGAACCTATTGTCTTATTAATTAGTATTTCTTGTTCCTTATTTGGATATAACCTAAACTTATATGCTTTATTTAACTTAATCATATACTATCTCACCACCTTTCTTTATATTTTGTATTTCGCAATTCATCCACTACCCTAAAGGGTTAGTGGTTTTATTGTGAAGATTAAATATAAAAAGCCCCTACAAGTAATAAAGATTATACTACTTATAGGGGCTATTGTCAAGCAATTTGTTTTGTGATTAGAGTAAAACTTCCAATCCTTCCTTAGTTATTACCTTGTTCTCATTTTGTACTTCAAACTCAGTCTTACAGATTTCACACTTTTTCTTATTACTCGAATGTGTAATGTTCTCAATCTGTTGACTACCACAATTAGGACATGTAAGCATAACGTGTACTCCTTTACTTCTTAACTCCAATTTTGTACTTATGCACTATTTCATATTTCTCTTTATCTTCGTGAGTAAGTACGTTTAGATATGGGGATTCTTTATCTTGCACTAAGTTAGTCTCATCAATAATCTCTACTAGCCCCCATTTCTCCATCAGTTTTGCAATAGCAGTTTGCCTAAGATCATCCGTTTCATCAAAGTTGCTAGGTTTACCATCCAACTCAAACAGTTTCTTGAAATGGATAATGTAGTATTCGCCACGCTTATGAAGCAAATAACAACTAGGATAAAACGTATTAGTCTTAGTGTTAACAAAACCAACACGCTCTAGTGTTTCTCGTACCACATTAAAATGGGTACATAGTTCCACCTTGATTCCACCTACCATAATCTTTCTCCTTTAATTCAAAATAAGTTTAATTACAATTCACAAGTATTTATCATTTACCATAGTCATAGGTTTTGCTAATGTTTTTAACTTGTTCCTTAGTTAGTAACTCAGCAATAATAGTAGCTTCATCTATTGACACATTATAATAATGAGAAAGCAACTTAATATCATCTAGGTTTTCGTTTTTCTTTTTAGGATACTTGAAGAACCTAAATTTCTTTTCTATGATGTTATGCCAAAATAGATAATGAGTTTTATCATCTACGTTTAAGTTGTTAGCTACTTCTGCTAAGTATATCAAGTCTGGCGCACAAGCTAAAATCCTATTTAGCATATATTGATTATACTGACCCCTAAATTCAGGGTCAGTATCAAATCTAGAACTATGGTCAGTTTTATCCTTGCTAATAATGTTAGCTATATCAAACACAGTCATCATAGAGTATATCCCATCATGTAATAGATAGTGTAACCGAAAATAAATATAAACCAGTATATGAGATATATGAGTTGGACTAGATAACCTGTCTTCCAACAAGCTAAGGCACTAACTATAGTTAATGTCAAGTTTCCAGCTTTAGCATATTTAATTGCACTCATTCCAGCTAACGCTTTTATCACACCAATTGATATGACAGATAATATTATAGCTATAATAGTGACTTTGTGTATAACAGTGGCATCACCATAAATATACCAGCTAGACCAAACATCGTAAGCTGTACGCTCAAAGATACCATTAAACGTAGTGTTAAAAATCTCATATTGTTCTACATGCAAAAAATCTAAATTCATCATAAACTCCTTTCGCTATTAACTTACCCACTAATCATTTTATCATACACCTCTTTAACAGCATTTCTAATTTCTTCATCAGTTACTTCGCCACCACCGTTTAGTTTCTTAGGTAATTGCTTCTCAAACCAATCTTTATACTCTTGCTCATACTCTTCAATAGTTGGGATGTATTCTCGTTCTGTCATAATAATTCACTCCTTATTTCAGTTTCACATTATTCATTAGTTCACAACTATATGCCATTAGTGGAATTCTCTGATCCTTAATAGTGTTAGTCTTGAAGTTGTAATCTGAAGTTAATACTATTGTAGCAGATACATCTTCATTGTCAATATATTTCGGAATAGCATCATACACTTTAGTGTAAAATACTTGTGCATCTGTAATGTTAGCACAAAACTCCCTAATCTTACCAAAGTCTCTTTCACCAATAATCTTAAAGTATGTATCTAAATCAGTATTACCCTTATCTACTACTGACGGATCAGTAAGTCTATCACTAAATTTCTGTAGTTCGTTTAGCGTTTTCCTCATATCAGGAAAATGAGAATTGATAAAATAGCTTAGGATTTTCTTATTGTATTCTACATCTTCCTTATCAAGTATACCTAGAACAATCTTAGCAAAATGTTTTTTCATTTCCACTAATTCTTTTTTGTTATAAGTAAACTCAAACGTCTGTAGTCGTGATTTTAGTGGTTCGATAATCCTATGAATGTTATTAGTTAGGAATATGAATGTTACATTTTTGGAATATTCTTCAACAAAAGACTTGAGTGAGTCCATTGCGTGAGGACTCATCCTATCACAATTATGAGTTAAAATACCATTTTTAGTTAGAAAGTTGTGATTATTAGTAACAGTCAAATTCCTAACATTCTTAGTGCCAACACTACGAATGTGTTTTATTTTCACTCGTTTCATTTTTACTATTCTCCTTCATAAAATTAGCCACACTGTTCACCAGTTTAGGACAAGCATTAACTAGTTCATTGTTAACATAAAAATCCAAATCGTCAAGAAAATAATCCTCAGTTACAACTTCAAACCTATAATCGTTTTCTCTACACCAATCAACCAAGCTACTTGTTTTATCCTTTACGTTTTGGTTATCAAGGTTTGATTTGGGTTTCACTTCATACACGACATTGTTTAAGTTATCTACAAAATCTACCAGATATACTCTTCTTTTCTCTAACTGTGAATCATAATAAGGAATTCTAAGACATTCATATTCTAGTTCTTGATTTTTTATCCAGAATAAGGCTTCCCATGTAGACCTAAACTTATACTCTGTTCCATCAACCGTAACTTTTGTTCTAGAGTTTGCCCATGAATTAGTCACACACGGAGTAAATTCGTTGTTCATTATCTTTCTTTTCATCGTTTCACTTTGTTTCTTATTTGATTCTTCAGAAAAATAACACTCTGAATGAGTAGACTTGTGTTCATAATAATGTTCGTGACAACAAAACCTTTTTTCTGTTCCATTTATTTCTAGATTGAATTTAATCTTAAATGGTTTATCACATAACTTACAACGAATTAAATAATCGGGTAAATGTTTTTCAAAGTATTCCCACTCGTCAAATCCACATTTACGTAAATGGTTTTTAAGTGCGTTACCTTTACCACCATTTATGTAAATCGTCTTATTAGTTTCAGGACAAACAAACACTTTAGAATCTGGTTTAGCTATCCCTTCACTTTTAGACTTATGTTCTAAATATTCATTATACTCTTCTATATTGTTGTATTTTTTATGTCTTCCATTACAACTAGCGGAACAAAACCTAGCATTATCTCTTTGTTTTGGTTTGAAGGGTTTACCGCAAAAAACACAATCTCTGTATTCAAACCTATCACTCACCTTTACGTAGTTTTTATACATTTCTGTGCTTCTTTTTGTAGCCGCATCAGAATAGTTTTTGTTTACACATTCAGAAGAATCACAATAAGGTTTGTATCCTTTGCTTATAGACAAAAATCTAGTAGGTTTGCCACAAAATTTACAAACACCTTTCCCATGTTCTAATTCATACACATGTTCTGTAGAACACTTATGAATCCTCAATATGTGGTTTACCAGTCCTCTATTGTTATTGAATTTCTTTTTACACAAAAAACAAGTTACCAATTAAACCTCCTTAATGTTATTTTCCTCAGAAGGTTTACCCGATTCCAATCTATTTTCTTCAAGTGTAACTATCTCATCTCCTTCTTGTAAATCCTTCAGTTTGACTTCTATTATTTCTCCGTTTCTGTCAACAAAAAACGGGTGATCCATGTTAGCTTTTATGGTTCTGCCATCTTCCAATTCTACCTCAAAAACTTCATCTTGTTTTTCTGAAATGATCTCTGCTGTATCATTTTCTAATTGATTAGTATCCAAATTATAAGACAACACATCGTATTGCTTGCCTAATTCAAAATCTTTCAGTTTAGTGTATGTTGGGTTATCTATAGTGCCTGTCGCAATTATTTCATTTTCTTCTAAACACTCATCCAACAAAACCATCTTCTTACCACCATCAAAACTAACAGTAGTAACAAATTGAGTTATCTTACCCCTAAGCACATCAATACTAGTCTCAATAGAACCATTAATGTATAGAGTATCACATCCTAATGTGTCTGCTAAGATAGTAGCAATAGTAGTTTTACCAATTCCCTGTTGTCCATAGAACAACATGTTAGGGATTTTGCCAGAAGACAACATTTTATTAAAGTTATCTTGAACGGTTTTAGGTAGAACTACATCGTTGATACTAGTAGGTCTATATTTTAAAGCCCATACATAATCATCATAGAACTTTTTGTTTAAACTCATGATTCACCTCTTATAGAGATTTGTTTAGTAGGATATAACAAATATCGCCCTTAACAAACTTTACATACTTAGGAAACACAAATACATCATAGTCACCCCTAATGAAATTAAATAGTGAAGTGTCTAGATTTACGTCACAGCTACCGTTTCCTTCAATCTCTACTCGATACTGATTAGCCGCTGAATTATCTTCATCAAATAATGAAATCTCAGACTTATCTTCATCTACACCAATGTTAAGTGTTTTGAGTGACATTACCTTACTAGCCTTAAGGATACCATTCATTTGTTCTTCAGGTAATTCAAAACTAGCTAGATAGTCACCATTAGCCATATACTTTTCGTACTCATTACACTTGTTGTAAATGTGGTCTGGATTACAGAAACGATAGTTGACCTTAGTGTTACCTTGATTAATAATTACTTCATCTGAGGTAAAAGTAAAGTTTAGTTCCTTGTTAGTATCAAACATCTTGATTACCTGACAAAACTCAGTCAAATCAAAAATAGAAAAGTTAGGGAACTTCTCTTCAATTTTAGCTAGACCGATTAGGTTCTTAGCTTCACTAATGTTTTTCAGATAGCCCTCTTCATTGATACAGATCGACTTGTTGATAAGACTAAAATTTTCTAGGATTGCTAGGGTGCGTTGGGAAATTTCCATGTTGTTTCACTCCTTAGTTAATGTTAATTTTTACACAGTTGTCATTGTCTTTACTGCATGTCTCTAGTGGTCTAAAACAGCTAGGACATACAGCAATACCATTTTCCAATTCAATTTCTAATGCTTTTACCATTCTCACATAAATATCTCTCCTTAGTTTAAATGATTCCTCGTTACCATAACACAAATTGTTGTCGATACAAAATTGTTCATGTTCAACACATTTCTTCCAACCAATAATAGCTTCTTCCAATTCTCTAGTAGTAGCCATCTCAAATCTCCTTTAGTCATGTTGTTTATCACATAGTACTATATATCATTAGGATTGTCAATGAAATTCTCAAAACCCAATCCCAAAAAACCATTAATAACTAAGTAGTATTATGTAGTACTAAGTTTTTCTTTTTGAAGTGTAGTTATAATTTGTAGTACTAAGTAGTATTAACTTAATAACTAAGTAGTATTAAGGGCTTGTTAGAACCATTATAACCATTTTGTGATTTAGTGTCAAGATAAAAAACACCCTCTAGCATTATTTTTTACTAGAGGGTGTCATTACTGATATGTTACTTAGTTTATTGTAGCTTTTGTATCAGTAGTTCTACAACGTTTTCTAATTCTGTTACTCTCTTATTTAACTCCTTGTTTCCTTCAATCAGATAACCAACCAAACCATTGTAATTAACAGATTTAATACCATCATCATTAGTTGATACTAGGTGAGGTAATATTTGTTCTAGTTCTTGAGCAATAACACCAGCAGATTTATGATTGTTTCCAATCCAATTAAACTCTACACCTTCTAATTGGTCAATAGTAGAATTAGCATCGTCTATCCTTAGAATGTTTGTTTTGTAGTTCTCATCAGATAGAGAATTAAATTCAGTGGAGTTGAGTGTACCAGTGCTAGGATTGAAATATAATTTAGTACTAGCTGTATATGCTTCTGTCCATGCACCAGTTGTAGCTCTAGCCATTCCTAAATACTGAGTAGTATCAGTAGAGGCATCGTCAGTAAGTGTAGCACCTGAAGTGATACCTGTCAAGTTAGAACCATCGCCATAAAAATTAGTAGCATGGAAATTACCATCGTAATTTAATCTAGTGGTATTAGTAGGATCAGTAGTACCGCCATCAAATTGACCCGCTGCCTTAGTAGTACCATTATAGTAAACCGCACCAGTAGTAGTATCACCAGCAGTAATACTAGATAACGAAAAAGTAGTACCATTTAAACTAATACCATCACCAGCAGTGTAAGTTTCACCAGTACTAATGCCAGTTAGATTAGAACCATCACCATAAAAAGCAGTAGCATGGAAATTACCATCGTAATTTAATCTAGTAGTACTAACAGGATCAGTAGTGCCACCATATAATTTACCGCTTGACCGTAAAACTCCATTATAACTTAATGCGCCTACATCAGCATCACCAGCAGTATTGTTTATTAAGCTAAACTCAGCACCACTTAGTGTTAATCCTTCACCAGCAGTATAACTAGAACCAGCAGAATTAATAGTAATACTATCTGTAGTGTCATCAGTAGTAATAGTGATATTTGTTCCTGCTACTAACGTTAAGCTATCAGAAATGGTATCAGCTACTACATCATTTTGTCCACTAACTGATATTGTATTAAATGTATTTAATGATTGATTTTCCCATCTTTCATTAGTGCCATTGTAAACAATAAAATCTTTATCGGATAAAGTATCAAACTCTACATTACTGTCAGTATCCCCTAAAACTGAACCTGTACTCATTCTAACATAAATCCAACCATTGTTAGTTCCACCTCTAAGAACTAATCCAATAGCGGCTTTAATAGCAGGGGCTTCAGGTTTAACATTAGTCCAACCACCATCTACTAATGGGTTATGATACAAAATAGTTCCAACAGTCCATCCATTAGTGTCTACGTTTCTAACTATACCATGAGTTACAATTTTGCCTGTATCAGAATTAATAGGAATATCAGCAGTAGCTACACCTAACATGGTATTGGGTGGCACAGTTCCATCAGAAACAGCCTTAGCTATCTCCATTTTGTCACCCTGAACACCAGTCATCATTACTAGAGAACCATTTTCAATCAATTCGCCACTTTTATTAATTGTGGGAGGTAAGAAAAACTCTTGTCCTACTTGTTGAACAGAACCATCAGCATGACTAATATTTAACGTATCGTCTTCTACATTATACCACACTCTACCCTGTAGTGGTGTTACAGCATCACCTAATAAATTAAAATCAATATAGTCTAATGTTGGGGTATCACTTAAACTAATATCTAATGTTTTACTAACACCATCTGTAGTAATATCTAAGTTGTTATTGGTTGAATATCCGTTAACTTCTATGTTTAAGGTATCGGTAGATGAAGTAGCAGTAAGAGTTAATTCACCAGTTGAATTAATATACTTGAAGCTATCGCTTATTGTTCCCTCTATCGCATCAAGAGCAGAAGTCACCCACTTTTCAGTAGTGCCATCATATTTTAAAATATACCCATCTTGTAAAGTACTATCGTCAACATCAGTCATTAATCCTAACTGAGAAGCCCCACCACCCGTTCCATATCTAGTAGAAATATAATCTATCATTGTTTTCTCCTTAATGTGTGTAGATAAACCCTTTTACTATTATTTATCTTGACTAACAAAAAACCCCCTGATAACTAATATAGCTACCAAGGGGTTTAATGTTTGTTATAGGGTTAATGTTTATTTATTTTCTAGTTGTTCTACCTTAGCACTAAGTTCTTTTACTGATTCAATTAAGTAACCAATAATACCATCGTAGTTAACAGATTTAACACCATCATCATTAGTTGATACTAAGTGTGGTAATATTTCTTCTAGCTGTTGTGCGATAACACCAGCAGATTTAATTCCATTGTCTTTCCAATTAAATTCTACACCTTCGATTTGATTAATAGTATCAGTAGCTTCAGTAATCTGAATCACATCAGTTTTAAAGTTAATATCAGATAGAGAATTAAACTCAGTAGAATTGAGTGTACCAGTACTAGGATTAAAGTAAAGTTTAGTACTAGAGGTATATGCTTCTGTCCATGCACCAGTAGTAGCTCTAGCCATTCCTAAATACTGAGTAGTATCAGTATCAGTATCATCAGTAAGAGTAGCACCACCACTTACACCAGTTAGATTAGACCCATCGCCAAAAAAGGCAGTGGCATGGAAATTACCATCGTAATTTAATCTGGCAGTGTTAGTTGGGTCAGTAGTTCCACCATCAAACTGACCAGCTACCTTAGTAGTACCATTATAACCTACTGCCCCTACTGTAGTATCACCAGCAGTAATATCGGTTAAGGTAAACTCAGTACCAGTTAGAGTTAGTCCATCACCAGCAGTGTAAGTAGTGTCACTATCAGCAGGTAGAGTTAGTGCTACTGAACCTACACTAGAAATATGACCTTCAGAATCATAAGTAACACTAGGAACATTAAAACTACCACCATAAGATAGCGTTCTGGTAACTCCACCTTCTTCAGCACTTCCAGCTACAATAGAATTAGTGTGGTTAAATGTAGTACCATCTAGGGTTAAACCAGTGCCAGCAGTATAAGGTTCACCAGTACTAATACCAGTTAGATTAGACCCATCGCCATAAAAGGCAGTGGCATGGAAATTACCATCGTAGTTTAATCTAGTTACATTAGTTGGATCAGTAGTGCCACCATCAAATTGACCAGCTACCTTAGTAGTACCATTATAGTAAACCGCACCAGTAGTAGTATCACCAGCAGTAATACTAGTTAGTGAGAAAGTAGTACCAGCTAAACTAATACCATCGCCAGCACTATAAGTAGTGTCATTGTCAGTTGGTAACGTTAGGGAGATAGTTCCAGTACTAGAAATATGACCTTCAGAATCATAAGTAACACTAGGAACATTAAAACTATCACCGAAGGATAATGTTCTAGTAGTTCCACCTTCTTCAGCAGTTCCCGCTACAATAGTATTAGTATGATTAAATGTAGTACCATCTAGGGTTAAACCAGTACCAGCAGTATAAGTGATACTTTCTCCCGGTTCCGCACCAGTAATAGTAATCTCGCCAGTAGTAGCATTAGTAGTTAATGTAATGTTAGCGCCACCTACTAGAGTTAGTGTATCATTATTAGAACCAGCAGTTAAGGTAGGTTGTCCACTAACAGCTACGTTTTTGTAGATGTTTTGTGTAGAACCCTTATCAGTATTAGTTAATGATATTGTTTCAATAGTTCCCTGATTAGTAGTAAACGCACCAGTTCCACCTAAACCATCAGTTCCACTAATAGTAATTTCTGTGTCGTTTACTGTGGGGATAGTTGGAACATTAGTGAAATTAGTATAATCAAGATAATAACTAGGTAGTTCTCCACCTAATGTGTCTGCATCTCCACCACTAATAACAATGTCACCAGAACCTAACACTGATTCACCATTAATAGTTTTAATGTTAGTACCAGAAACTAATTGTTCTTGGTAAGTACCAAAATCACTAATCTGAGATTCTGTAATACTAATACCAGTAGACTTATCCCATGCTGTGAAAATTGGGTCAGATTCTTCAGTTACAATAGTCTCAAAGGTAAAAGTACCAACACCATCAGTAGTTAACACTTGTCCATTAGTACCATCTACTATTCCTAAATCAGTTAGGTCAGTAGGTACATCAATATCTAAATCACCAGCACCTAATACACTAGTACCATTGATAGTTTTAATGTTAGTACCAGAAACTAATTGTTCTTGATAATCACCGAAATCACTAATCTGAGATTCGGTAATACTAATACCAGTAGATTTATCCCATGCAGTAAACACAGGATCAGATTCAGCATAGTCAGTAAAGGTAAAAGTACCAGCACCGTCAGTAGTTAACATTTGACCAGCTACACCATCAGTAACCCCTAACTCTGTAATAGTACTAGGGATTTCTGTTTTCTTAGCTAATCTATACCCACCACTAGTAGTTCCATCATGTAAAATTAAATCTTTTCCTTCAGTGTCAACGAAAAGTTCTGCTTCTGCACCAGTAAAGGCATCACTGGTAACTGTATCGCCTCTTCTAAATTGTAATGTTCTTGCCATTGTTTATACTCCTTATTGGTAATTATATTGTCATCAAGTCAACATCTGTTCCATCATCATTTTCTAAATCTATAGTATAGTCCATTAACATTAAGTCACCGGGAAATGGTACATAATGACTGCCACTATTAGATAACGTATTCTTCTTAAAATTTATATATGTTTCGGGGAAAATAACATCACACGACAAAACAATGTTACCATCCACTATTTCCGCTAGAAAAGTTCCTACTGGTTGATCTACTAAAGTATCACCTAATTGAGTAACATACACTGAAAAATCATCATGAATTAAATTTAATTGTGCAAATTGATATCCACCTTCAGAAGCTAATTGGATATCGTATGCAATACTTCTTGCTTCTAAGATAGGAACAGTATCAATAACATTAACACCAGATTGTTCAGTTATTACGGTATATTCTGGTATTTCGCCACTAGCACCCGGTGGACCGGGTGCGCCTATTCTGCATATTTCTACTGTTCTACCCCCTACCGAAGTGACAAACGTTGACATATATTTCTCCTTGTTTTTATTAGTATTTATCTTAATAGGGGGCATCCCCATTTTTGTTCTTAATGGTAGTTAGGGATTATGTGTTGCCTTGTAGTTATTTATCCCAACTGAAATTTTAATCTAATAAATCACTGACCTTTTCATCATCCCAAAACCTACAACTCCAATAACTAGGTTCCCATTTATTAGGCTTATCAGTGTCACATTTATGCCTAGCCCTAAACGCTTTTCTCCCTGATATTCAAATTCCAACATGTATTCCTTAAACGATTTTATATTCTCCTCTATAGTTATAAGTTTACACTTTTAGTTATTTATCCCAATACAAAAAAGCCCCAACCTCAAGAAGAGATTAGGGCTAAATTGCTATTATTTAGTTTTTGTTATCCGAATAATTCTTTCTGTACCTTACAATAAACATCATCCCAATCCTTATGTTTAGTTTGTCGGTATACACTAAGATTATCATCGTACCATTTACTATCACCTAACCATACATAATAACTAGCGATAGGTGGACAAACAATACCATCAACACCCATACTTCCTACCATGTGTGCAATACTAGTACAACTAGTAACTACCTTGTCACACAACCATATAATAGCTAATGTATCCTCTAGATTTTCAATTTTATCCCCACAATTAAATAACCATTCCTGATTAAATTCTTCTTCTAGTTGTAGGTTTATCTTAGTTCCTTTAAACTCTAAGTTTTCAATGAAACTTAGGGGTAAACTCCTATGTAGGTCTTGGTCGTATGCAGGATTACCAGACCACTTAACTCCTAGCTTCCTACCTTCTGGTAAAATCTTAGACCACTTATCAATGAATTCCTGACTAGGTTTAATGTAAGCACCATCCCATAATTCGTTTTTATCTAGGTCTAATACTATTGGTAAGAACATAGCCATTACCTGAAATGTATTTTCTCGTTCTTCTATATCATTAATATTAGTAACTGTCTTATAACCATTACGGTTAAATGGTTCTACTAATTGAGAATGACCAGTTACCCAAATAGGCTCCATCCCCATTTTCTTAATATTGTTCATAAAGCGTACATTAATGATTTCATCACCTATGCCACCTTCACCTAATACTATTACTTGTTTACCTTCTACTTGTTCACCATTCCACCATTCTACTCCTTCAATTTCCTTATGTGTCCAAATATTAATCTTATGTCCTACCTCAATAAAACCTTTCATACCTTCCTTAAACTTACCAGCTTCTAAATCATAACTACCTAAGTTGTATTGAATCCTACCCTTAATATTATCTGGTATATCATCAATAGTAATTAATTCTCGCATCATCTTTTCCGAAGTAGTATACTCCCCTTTCAGATAATGACTAAACGCAATCTCCATCTGAGTGTTAAAGTCAATCTGATTATCCTCTAACATTTCTACATTTGCATTAGATTGGATTAGGGAATTATCAGGATCATTTAGGTGATTATAAATCTTAGCCATATTAGCCCTAATGGAGTACATTTGTTCTGGAGATGTAGCTACACTTAGACACTTCTTTAGATTTTTAACTGAACCTTCATAGTCCTTAATTTCGTTTTGTAGATAAGCAATTTCATCTAGGTCAGCCACATCATAAGAGTACTTACCAACTATATCTAATAGTGTTTTAGCACTCTCTAAATCTCCACTAGTCTTACATGCAAACACTGTTTTCATGATTACAGATTTGTTAATGTCAAAATTCATCCTATTCTCTTTCTTTGTTTACCATTAGTTTAACGTGAATTTCCATAGTAGTATTTAATGCTTCTCGGAATAACCTTTCTAGTTCTGACTTATCTAGGGTTTTCTTTAGTTCGTCATAGTAGGGATCATGGATAAAGTTAAACCCAACTATTTCAAAATCTACATTGTATCGTAGTCCTAGTGTAGAGGATGAACCATTTCTAGCAATTTCCATTTGGTTATAGGTTTTTGAGAATAACCTTAGTCCTTCTACTGTTACTGGACGTTTATGAGTAGGGTCATTTAGGAAAATCTCATGGTTAGGATGAGGAACCCTAATATCAATAATAGCCCCGTTTTTACATACTCGATATAGTTCTTGTAGTAAGTGGAAATAACCTTCTCCTAAATGTTCTAGGATATGGTGTGCAATTACATATTCAACAGTGTTATCCTCAAACGGTAAGTTTTCTGTTTCTAGGTTTACTTGATAATCTGGATTAGTATTAGAATCTTGATCCACGTTTACAAAATCTGGATACCTTTTGTATCCTGCCCCAATGTTAATTTTCACTTTACTTATCCTTTAGTTAGTAGAAAATAAAAAGACTACCTGATAATAACATTATAGTAATGCGTTGTCAAGTAGTCTTTTTTTGGCTTTTAACTAGTTGTTAATACTAAACTGGTTCTTCAGGTGTTTCTACTAAGTCAGGATGAATAGTATCAATTAACTTGAGTGCGTCTAATGTATCCTCAGCCGCATCTAGTTCTGCATGTTTAGTAGCTTCCCATTCGAAAGCGGATTGTACATGTGATACTACAGTGTTTACGATGTTTTGTAAATCAGTTTTATCTACTGTGACGAATTTTTCACCCTTAAACTTAAATGTAACTGTAGTTCCATCAGGAACAGTTAACAGTGCATCTAGGTAAGCATTACGGTCTTCTCTATTAGTGTACAACTCTACTTCTGTACCATCAGCAAAAGTAAAATTAGCCCCACCAGTTTCTACTTTGTAACGATCACTTGTTACTTGTTGTTTTAGTTTACTTCTAGCACCAGAAACACTATTAGGATTTACTAGATATTCTGATTCTACACGATCATCAAAGATAGTCCTATAAGGACCAGATAGTTGCTCAAATACGGGGTCGTATGTTGGGTAAATTGTGTTAACTGGTAATAGTTTATAAGTGTCTGTTACTAATGGTTCTTTTGGTGCGTACTTAGGGAAATCGCTATAATCTAAGTCATTGTTTACGAAATACCTAACGAACATTGAATATTTCCAAGCACGAGGACCAAATACAATTTTGTTGTCTACTATTAGTGCGTACATAAGTTTTTACTCCTTTGTTTTATTTGTTTATGATTATTTTAGTTTAATCGTTCTATTGCTTCCGCCTTCGCTACAGCCACTAAGAGTGTAGAGTTTAGATACGTACAGTATCCTACTGTACAACTTCAAGAACAGGACGCCACCCAAAAGAAGGATACGTAGTGTTAGCATAAGTAGTAGCGAAGTCAGCTATACCATTACGGCCACGAATGACACGGCGAGTAGTATCTAATCCTCGCTCCTGACACAATGTATAAGCACCATCTCCAGTATCTTTATAAAAAAGATATAATTCTGCATTTGTGAAATTAGCCCAATTTGCTCCATCTTGTGGTCCACCATGTCTAGTAGTTTCATAACCACCATCCATACCAATAGTAGGATCAGTACAATTAGGTACTGCGGTATGTACTCTATACAATAAATCATTCCATTCGCTACCACCACCTGCATCATCTGTACACTGGTGATTATCAACTCCTTCTACAGCAGGATCAGTAGCAGAACCAGTCATTAATCTTACTTTATAAGTAACTCCACCATACATAACTTCTGCATTTTGTGGTGTTGATCCTGTAGGACCATTATCACCAGTACCGTATACAGCACCCGCTAAGTAAATATCATTCCATGATAAGTTATATCTTAGAGTTTTCTTAGCAATAAATATTATTTTAGCAACACCATCTTTATTGCAGTCTGCATTTGGTCCAACATAGAACTTTAGCCATCCAGCATCGGAATTAAATGCGGTTCCCGCAGTCAATCCGATATCAGCGGCAAGGGTAACACCATCTACTAATTCAGTAGAAGTAACTAATCCCATATAACCAGTATCGGTAGTTTCATCGTAATTACCAGCGGCAACCATATCATCGTAGTTACCACCCGGAGAAATATAAGTACCACCCGGACCCAAATCAACTTCCCACCATTGCACATATTTTTCCTCAAACAACTTTCCTTCTTCACCAGAATTATATTTATAATCTGCCATCTAATTTTCTCCTTTAGTTTATCTCTGTATCTACTAACAGATATAATAAGTTTTCATTTATATCCCTATTTAGTGTTTCAATAGTGCCATCATAAAATTCTAATTCAAATTCAACCCTAAATGGACCACCAGCCCTCAAATCGCCTTCCTGAAAATCAGTCCACACTATTCCGTTTTGCTCATCAACCACTTCACAATTAACAGTTACTATTTCCTCAGCAGTCACTACTTCATCATCAACTACATTCTCTACTATATATTTAATGTGCATCTCAGCTTTAGCTAAAGTTCCATTACTCAAGTCTTGGTCTAAATTTAATTGTAAGTTAGTGGTATCATTTTCCACTAATCTAAATTGTGGTTCTATTTCTGGTTCTCTTAGGGCTTCAGCTTCCCTAGCCAACATATCCTGAAAACAAGTTGTAGCCATGATAGCACCTCCTTAATGATAAGCGCCATCAATAGAAAATTCCACATTAATGTCACCATCTACTAATCCAGTAAATTCTAATATTACACTTTCTTCATTGAAACTAATAGGAATAGGGAAACGATACTTAGCGCCACCATCGAAAGTGTATTCACTAACTTTTAACAATCCACCTTCATTAGTGACATTATAGTAATAATCTTCCCCTACCTTTTCCTCATTATATTTAACCTTCATTGCTACAGTATCAGAACCACCAGCAACATAATCAATATATGCTACTACCCCAATACCCTTAGCGGTTCCTTGGTTTAAGTATTCGTAAACAATAGTATCACCTACTACTGTTCCAGTTTCGCTAGTTAATGCCATATTATCCCCCTACGTTTAAGTTGTTGTTTTATTATTATTTATCCTAAACAAAACCCCTACCTAAAAACTAAGTAGGGGCTAAGTTGATTACAATTCATACTTACAGATTATTGTAATTTCTTAAGGTTTTGTACTGCAATCTCAATAGCCGCATTGATTAGACTAGCCTTAGCTTCTACACCTTTTTGTTTAAGGTCTTTCTCAATCCTATCAAATGCTACTTCTCGTTTCTCACTAGAAGTTAAATCAGCATTAACCAAATCTCTTACAGTATCCATAGCAATATCTAATACTATCTTACCAGTAGCACCAAGAAAGCTAACCACTAGTGGTTTAATGTAGCCCCAAATTCCACCCATAAACAGTTTAATTGCATCAAACATCATTTCCTCCTAAATAGTTTTTTGAAAAAGTTAATAACAACATACTCCCAATCTACACGCCATTTCTTATTGTAGCTGAAATCAGGAATCTTAATTTTATCTTTTAGACTCATTTGTTCCTCCTAATACTATTTATCCCTAAACACAAAAAGGATACTCAACTAAGAGTACCCTTTTTATATGTATACATATCATATACAACAATATAAAATTAATATACTATTTCTCCTTGAAACTAGGGGTTACACTAGTAGTTTCCTTGAAGGAATTGAAAATACCTAGCATCATTAATACTGAAGGTAATAGTTGTGCTACTACTATTAATGCACAGAACCCTAGAAACATCCACACTAGAAGTCCTGAATGGTCTACTCTGCCTACTGTAGAGGCGATTGCGGGGGTTACACTAACTAGACTTAAAATAATTGCTAACATTAGTTTTTTCATTTTCTTACTCCTTTTATATTAAGATAATTATTATTTACCCTAATACCATTGCAGTAACTATGCCAATATTGGAGTGAAGGGGCTAACTTACATCTAAGTAAGAACTCATTGCTACAGGGATAACAGTTAAACCATGTAACTTATTGGTTTGATTAGTATTTTCGTAATCAAAATTTAAGCAACCACAATAATCTTCAAACATCATTCTCTCCTTCATCCCTAGATAAACCTAGTAATTCCCTAGTGTATTCATAAGTTACTATTCCATGTTCCATTCGTACATTCTTAAATGTACCATCAGAAATACTATGATGTATAGCGCAATTATCACAATCACCAGTAACATTTAAATAACTACTATTAATAGTCATGTTAGTTAAGTTGATAGGTTTATCTGTCATGTTCACAATTATACTATTAACTAGTACTACATCAGTTAAAACGAAATCCCCATCTACTACGCAATCATCAATTACACAAAGACCGTGTTCTTCTACGTTCCCATTAATGTAATTTTCCTCTACATTTACCTCAACATATACTACACTGTATTCTACTTTCATCTTAATCCCCTATTCAATAAACCTAAGTAGCTTACCATTTTCAATCTTCACATTACGATAACTATCATTAGATTTAGTGTCTATTATAGTAGAGTTAACACAATCCTTACTAATGTTCAACTCACTATTGATAATCATGCAATTATTCAAAAACAAAACATGATCAGTTTCATTAGTGATAACAGAATCGACTATTGTGCAATTTTCCTCAACTATCTTACCAACAAATTTAGAATCATATAATGGCATCTCAAATCTCCTTGTTTAAATCATACATAATATATTATATGCTTTTTGGCTTTCTGTCAACATAATTTTGTGTCCACTATCTACATTTACAAACACTTCCTTATCACTAGCAGAATCCTTAGCCTTAGAATTTAATACCGTAATAATAGCAAAGGAATCGTTTTTGTTTGTACCTTCGGTGCGTCTTAGGGATATAATCATCCCACGAGTTTTATCCTTAGATAAGATAGCCCATTCATCCTTATACTTTAACTCTTCCCTATCCATAGAGTTTAGTTTTTCTAATCCCTTATCGACAAACTTAGTAAACTCGGTATCTTTATAACTATCCCACCACGCTCTATGTTCTCTATCTTGTTGAACATGACCAGTTACTATTACTTGTTGTTTGGTTTTAGGATTAGTGTACACTACTTTAGGGCTAGGTGGAGGCGATTTTTGTTTTGGCTCAGAAACATAAGTTTCTCTCGGTGCGCTCTGTTTCTTCTTAGCTTCAGCCCTAGCCATGATCTGAGCTATGTTTTCTCCCAAATATTCCTTATAAGATAACATATTGTAACTCCTTGATAATTATAGGTTACTAATATTTATCTTACAAAAAAAGCCCCTAATGTTAGTTAGGGGCTAGGTAGAAGTTACTATGAAATGAAAACGTGACCGTCTTTATAACTTATGTTACCACACTTAAACTCTTTTACTGATTCAGGATAGAAACAACGATATTGTTTCTTCTGCACATCAAACACTGTGATTACTGTATTAGGTGTAGTCTTAGTTCCACCCTTGAGATACTTAGTAACCTTAGTGCGTCCTACCAAATGGCGAATAGTACCATCACGCTTAGTAAAAACTACTTTGAAGAATTTACCATTAGTGTCATTTACCAGAGTCCTTACATTCATAATTACCTCCATTTTAAAAGTGTCTTACCTCAAATTGTGATTACAGTGTACACTAACTGGTTTTATTTGTCAAGTGATTAATATTGTTTTGCGGTAAAATATCCTAGTACGTAAGAGATCACCATAGGTCCAAAGACTGTTAGGGCTAATGTCCAACCATCTTGAAATCCTAGTGTCATCTTTCCAGCAGTAACAATAACCAGAAACCAATAAACGTAGTTCACAATTTTGACCATATTTCCCTCCATGTTAAAATTAGTGTTTCGTTCAACTTGACTATACCTTAACACTATTGGTTATTATTGTCAAGAAAAAAAACCCCTTAGCTACAAAATAATAACTAAGGGGTTTAGAGTTAATCTAACTACCGCATTTACTCCAGAAACAAGCAGGACAAGTTTTGCATCCTTCTATCATTTGTAATTCTGTCTCACATTCTGGACATTTAATACCAGTACTTTTGTCTACCATGTAGTTAGCCAAAAACACTTTCAATCTATATACTAGAGAATTAATAGGAATATCCAAATCATCTAAAGCGTTAACCACTTTCTCTATCTTCACATTATGCCTAAGTAGCATACCAATAGCACGAGTAATTTTCACCACATTAGATTGGTTGTTGCTTTTCTTAGTGTTCTCTTCAATGATTTCTTTTTCGATTCCTTCTTCCCTAGCTAGTTCTTCTAAGGCGGCTATAGTATTATGTGCGTTAATTTGTTTCTCTGAATGATTAGTGTGAACAAAAATAGCAAAAGGTCTAGTCTTAGCCTTATCCTTAAATGCCACATGAACATACCATTTTCTACCTTCTGAAGTAATCTTAAATCCACGCATAGGATATTCAGCAGGTAGAGAAACACTTTCCTTAATAACATCTCCCTTAATATGTTCTTTCCAAACATCAAAGAACTCGTGTTGTTCTTCTTTAACTTCCGTGGACAATACCGAACCACGAATCTCATTAGGAATATAAGTAGTAGTTCCCTTTAGTTTGTTTTGCCATGCTTCAAAATACAAATCCTTAAAATCATCAAACGGGTAATTCTCAGGCAAATTAATAGTCTTTGAAACACTAGCATCTATATACTGTTGAACAATAGTCTGAATCTCTAAATGATCCTTAGCTTTTAAGTCATCAATAGTTTCAAAATAGTCTGGTAATTCTGCGTCTTCTCCAAACTCTTTTTCATATAGCCACACAGCATAATCAGTGACAGGTTCTTGTTTTTCTGTTCCGTCATCTTGTTTTACCTTACGATAATACTTAGTGCAGAAAATAGGCTCAATACCAGAACTACAATTATTCATTATCAAACTAGTAGTGCCAGTAGGGGCGATAGTTAAAAGTCTGCTATTATAAATGCCGTATTGTTTAATGCTATCTCTAATCTTATTTGGCAATCTCTTAGCAAAATCAGACTCTAACAATCTATCATCATACCCATCAAAGGTTTTACCTAACCCCTTAGCGATTTCACATGAAGTGGCATAAGAGATATCCCTTAGATTTTGAGATAGTAACCTTGTTAGTTCTTTCCCCTCTTTACTATATTTTAGTTTCATCATACAAAGACAATCAGCTAAACCAGTAAAACCTAATCCTATGGGTCTTTTCTTTTGCGCTACCTCTTTCTGTTCTTCTAGTGGATAATAATTAATATCAATGATTTTGTTTAGGAAAACAATCATCAACTTAATAGATTTCTCTAATGTATCAAAATCAAATTCTGGTTGTTTAAATGCGTCCTTAACCATAGTTGAAAAATTAATAGAGCCTAAATTACAACTAGAATATGGTGGAAGTGGTTCTTCACCACAGTTAGACACATTGCAACCTTGAGTCCAATAAGTATGTGATTTGTTATCTACTGTGATATCAAAAACCTCTTCTTCTGAAACAAAACTAACACACTTAATATCGTAATTAGTTTTACCTTTCTTGTGACTTGTTGTTCTGATTTTCTCGTTTTTGTATTCTTGAAGGAAACCAATCATAGAAGCAAATTTATCTCTATCAGTAGAAACATTCAGGTCATAACTTTCTTTACATAAATACTCACCATTACTAAATTTAGTCATTGTTGGTTTATTAGTGGTATAATAACTCTTAATACCTAATGCGTTCAACATTGTTTGTACATCTTCTATTATTTGTTTAGAAGTAGTTTTAAGTGTAATTCTATTATTAACCACAGAACCATTAGCACTAAACAATCCACGGAGAAATCCCGCCATTTTATCGAAGGATTTCATATATCTCTCAGGAACAGCACGATTATAAGTATAAGGTAGTTCCTCTGCTTGGATTGTTGTGTTAACCTCATAAGCAGTTTCTACTATTCCACTTCTGTTTCTAGTAATTAATGGCGCAATTTCAGAACCAAAATAATCAGAATCGTTTTCTCCAATGTGTAACAAAACAAGATTATTAGACGCTTTATGTACTGAACCATCACCTAAAACTAATCCATCCATAACGTCTTGTGGATTTAACGTAATGTTCCCAACAGGACCAGAAATTATATCTATAGATTCCGCTTCTTTAGCTTCTATTTTTTCTCCATCACTCACTACTTTGTGGTTTTCAGTACCATAAAAAACACCAGCATTTGTTTCGTATTTATAAACCTTCTTTACACCAGTTCCCCATTTATTAATAATAGTTGTCCAACCATCTTTTGACCAAATCTGATCACCAATAGAAACATCGCCGAAAGTTTTTATTCCTTCCTTCGTCAACAACTTAGCCCAAGATGGTTGACATGGATTAGTTACAGCAATGTATTCATCATACCAAAGGTTATTCTCATTATTAATAGTGTCTAAGAATAACACTCCCGGTTCACTGTACTTATAAGTAGCCTTCATTATTTTCTCGTAAAGGTCTTTAGCCTTTACTGTTTCATATACTTTTACGGGATAACCTTTTTCTTTCCATTCTTTAATGTTACCATACCATTCTTCATTATACGATTCGTGATTAGTATCAGGAAAAACTAAATCCCAATCACTATCATTTTCTACAGCTTTCATAAAATCATCAGAAACGCCTACACTAATATTAAAATTAGTTAACACTCCTTTAGTTTGTTTCACTTCGATAAACTCTTCAATGTCTGGATGCCATACATCTAATACTCCCATTTGAGCACCACGTCTATTGTTCCCACCCTTAATACTATCACAAGTAGAATCAAATACTTTCATAAAGGAAATAGGACCTGTAGACTCACCACCACTAGTAGAAATGTTAGCGTTTTTGGGTCTAAGTACAGAAAAAGAATACCCATTACCACCACCTGATTTCATAGTCATAGCCGCTTCTTTAACAGCATCCATGATACTACTCATGCTATCTTTCTTGATTGGCAAGACATAACAGTTTGAGTAAGTTTGGTTTTTTCTATCAGTGCCTAGAGCATAGATAGGTCTTCCAGCTAACATACAATTATGGTTAGAAATCAACTCGTAAGCTAGTTTCTTAAATGCTTCTACAGCGCTAACTTCCATTATATCACAAAACACTTTTAGTTCCTTGTCAGTACAACTATCCACTAAAGCGTTTACTATTCTATGATAAAACTGTTCTTCAGATTCACCACTGTAACGATATTTCATATTCCATATTTCATTAGATATTTGTTGTCGAATCATTAAGGACTCCCGTTTTTATTAGTCTTTATAATCTGTCTTATACCATCCATCACCTTTTAGGATAAAATGGCTAGAGGATAGCGTTTTACTCATTTTAGCGCCACAATTTTCACACACCATAGAACCATATACTTTATTGTTACGTTCTATCCTTTCCCTAAGTTCATCACACTTATCACACTTATATTCAATTATCGGCATTTTTGTATCAACTCCTTTCTTAGAGGGAAAAATAGCCACTATACTTTTTATAATATAGTGGCTATATAATTGGTAGGGGCGAAGGGATTTGAACCATTAAGTCCTAGTGGACATCAGATTTTGAGTCTGACGTGTTTGTCAGTTTCACCACACCCCCAAAACTAGTTATTAATTATACTTATAAAATTCTATGTTCACATCGCTGAGATATTGCAATCCCATAATCATACATAACCCTAAGAACCCCATGTGAGGATATATAACCATCACAAGATAAACTATACATAAGTTTACAACAAACCAACCCTTTATCATTACTATGTTTTTAACTACTTGGTGTTTATTGTATTCTTCAGGCGCATTATCACCATTATAATCAGTCCATAACTTCAATGCTTCAAATAGCGCACATAACAATAGTACACCAGATATCAAAACATTAGTCTTATAGTAATTAACAGCAACACCAAATACACTTAATGTGCAAAGTAGTTGAGTAACATAATAAACAATAATCGGCTTCATTGTAACCTCCATGTAGAATTAACTTTCATTTGATTGTATTCTACCACGATGATTACGCAAAGTCAAGTGTTTCTTTCTTGAATTTCTCGTAATCCTTACCGATAGTAGCGTTTTTCCAGTAAGGATTATTCTTTAGTTTCTGTTCCTCTTTTTCCATTTCAGACTTAATTTTCTGTTTCTCAGTTTCACTAGGTGTTTTTTTGTACTTATCCATTAGGTTTTTAATGGCATACATAGCGCCACTACTCTCATCTAATGATTCTTCTTCTACTAGGATTTGTCTGAAGTCTTTCATTATTCTTACTCCTTATATTATTGGTAGTTGTTTCCAGTAATAGTATTTATCTTAGTATTTACCAATGATAATCATTTTATTTGTCACTCTACCAGTAGGAACTTTCTTTTTCTTATCCTTATACTCAGTATTGTATACACCATCAATCTTAACTTTACCCTTAATGTTAAGGTGTTCTTTGTTTTCTAGTTTGTATTCACCACTTTGTTCCTCATTAAAATCTGTAATTATGCTACGATGGATACCTAACTTATCCCCAAAATAAAACGTGATAGTTTTCTTCTGAGTGTGGTAGACTACAGCACACTTACCGCCTAGTACGTCTTCTGCCTTATACCCCTTAACGCCATCATATTCTTCTAGACATTTAAATAGTTTACAGATTTCTTCTGGTGTTTTAGTTTTCTTCTTACGTGGTTTACTCTTAGGTTTATTTTTCTCTAGGTGTTTTTTTAGTTGTTCCTTAACCTCTTTCTTCTCAATTTTCTTAGCTAGTTTAGTGATATGAGTATCACTAATACCTAGTTGTTGTACCACTGAAACAATATCAAGATTAGGATCGTCTAAACGTGGTTCTAGTGATTCGTAAATTTCATCTACTTGGTCTTGTACTATTTGCATTGGAGAAGGATTGTTCTTTTGTTCTTCCTTAATCTCCTTAGTCTTATTCACCATATCTAGGATAGCTTTACGTAGTTTTTGTACATTGGAATCTTTATGGACTAATCCCTTAGTGTACATTCTACCCACATAAGCCCAAGTATCAATTAGCCAATTATCAGGCAAATCAACAATGATTTCTGATTCGTATACGTTTAGTTTATTACCAGCGTCTACTATCCATTGTTTTAGAATTGTAGAACTAATTTCTTGTCTACGATATTCTCCAATTCGCCTAGCTACATCTAGTGCATTGTTCTCATCCAATCGTTCTGGTTCTACTAGTTTCTTCTTAGCCATATTTTTTCACCTTTCATGAAAATAGATGGGGCTACACTTAGTAACCCCATCACCCTTAGTTAATCGTTTTATGTTAGTGCATAAGTTCCATTATTACTATTTACTCCCCTACGCATTCTAATGTTTTCGCTATCCTTTTTTCCTTCTTGGAAAGCACCATCAGCTACTATCTTGCTACTACGGGAACTAACCCTGTTATCACTCTTATAGAAGTCACCAGCTTTCTTATAATCACTTTTATTCTTATTTACTGCTACTAGACCGCTTTCTTGTTTGTACTTAAACACGTTATCGTTAATCTTATCTAGATTGTATTGTACACCCATTACCAATCCGTACATGTAACGATTCTTAATTTTAGCTGTTACGTTAGGATTGATTTTGTTTTTCTTATACCAATATTCAGTCATGTCTACAACCTGATTCCAAACTACATCAAACATGTACTGACTAGCTTCAATGTCTTCTTCTTTACCACAAAGGATGTAATCTGTACCACTGACCACCATGTAAACCCCACAATACTCAGTAATAATAGTCATCATTGTAGCATGACGCATGTTCTTACGTTTCTTACCTGTAGGGATAATTGTTTGGATTATTTCTTTCTTTTCAGTTTCTTCCTGCTTAATTTCATAGTTAGTCATCAACTTAGCGGCGAGTTTACGTGCTGATTCAGCTTCAGCTTCAAACGTAGTAGAATCAGCTTTAGCAAGAAGGTTAGCAATCTTGTTGATAATGTTTACGCGCTCTTGAGAAATAGTCATGTCTTACCTCCATCTTAAATAGTAGTGTTTCGTTCAATGTGATTACAATATAACAGGATACTCTTTATTTGTCAACTAAAAAATCCCTTCTAAGTTATTATCTGATTGTTTTAATCTTTCTTGGGCTATGTTATACCATTTCTCTTTCCATTCTATTCCTATAAATTTGCGTTTATTATTAATAGCCGCTACACCAGTAGAACCAGTTCCCATAAAGAAATCAGCTACAACATCACCTTCATCACTATGGTTCTTAATGTACTTATTAAGTAATCCTAATGGTTTAATAGTGGGATGTCCATATCTTTCTTTATCTTTCCTATTAGTAGCTGATTTATACACTAAACTCTTAGTTTGATAAGTACCACCTATTCTCTTGTTCTTGTTAATGTATACACAAAATTCTATATCTTTCAGATAATTATTGTTACATAGTGGTGCAGGATCACTCTTATGCCAAATAGTAATACCGTAATTATAACCGTTTGCTTCAGCATAAGCAATATAATCTTTTAGTTGTCTCATTGAGCAAAAGGTGACTAAGTTATAAGTTCCAGTTTTGAATTTTGGTTTAATTAAATCAAGAAAACCAGATACATCATAACCATCTAATATCTTCATGTCTCTCATTTCATTTACATATTCTCTTTCACGCATAAACCCACCACCACCTGTATGATTAATCTCATAAGGTGGATCAGTTAGTACTAAATCTATACTGCCATCCTCTATCTCTTTCATAACTTCAAAACAGTCATTGTTATATAATGTATACATTACAATCCCCTAAAAAACATAAACCCCAATTAATATCCCTATCACCACAAATATAAGATAATCTAACATAGTTAATAGTATTACTTTTTTGATTGTGGATTTCTTCATCTCTCGTTTCCATTCTAAACTAGAGTGTTGATTAATTGTGGTTCAGTCTGCCATAGCTTTGTTTACTAGGTCCTGTAACTCCTTAACATCAGTCACTTCACTAATGTCTATTGGAATCATCTCATAATCTACTACCCTGAATATCTTGTATTCCTTCTTATCTCTACTCCACATGTAATTACCAACTAGAGCTACATCTAAGTACCTTGTTCCACTAGGGTCAATTAAATCTACAATCAATACTCGATTCTTATTGTTCATTACTCTCTCCCGTTCATTAGTTCATTTCTTAAATCGTGTTCATTATCATATAAGAAATACTCTATACACATATCAAACACATCTTCATCGACTACACTAAACAAAACTTCGTTTCCGTCTTCGTCTATTCTTTCACCATACTCAAAACTTATAGTGAGCAAATCTAATCCAATATCATAATCATCATTTTCGATTAGGTAATTATATACTCCTATTTCTTCTGCTACATCAGATTCACTATAAGGTATAATCACCAAATCATAGAAGTAAAAGGTGTAATCGTCTGTGTTTATTGTGTAACTTTCGTATTTCATTAGCTTTTCCTATCATCCGAAATGTGAGTTAATGTCGTTCTTGTAATAGAAACATCGTTCTGTCTCTTTATAAGATTTTTGATATCTAAATTCTACATAATCCTTAAACTCTTCAAGCTCTCTGTCTAGTTTATTTATTTTCCTTAAAGCTAGGATTCCCATAATCCCACCCATAAACATAACTGTAATCACAGTTCCTACACATATTAGTGTGGCATACTCTTCCATAATAAATCTCCCTTTTTAAAAAATATCCTCTAGTGATTCTTTATCTTTCTCTAAATCAAAATGCACCCTATCTGCCATCAACTTGATAACATTGTAATACACCTTATCATACTGAGTTTTATAGTCAACATATTTTTCTAAACTAGGTTCAGGTAAATCCCTAATGAAACCTAATACGTGTTGATTAAATACTGGATTAGGTTTAGTTAGATAGAGAAACTTAATCTTATCTCCTTCTACTATCTTATTCTTATCTATATTATGTGTCTCGATATAACGATTATAATTATGTGCCGCCCTAACTCCAATAGGAGTACCACTAACAAAACTACCATTAGCCTTAACCCACTTAGCCAAATTGTTAGCACTACGAGGGAAAGCTATTTGTTTAGGTGTTAAACTATAGAATATCTTCTTGACCTCATCTATGTACTCTAACACATTTTCATTCTTCATCATCTTGATTAGTGTTGTCTTAAGATAAGGTTTAATTATACTAGGAGTACTAGACCTAACTATTTCTAATCCCGTTACATCTAACTTAGGTTCAGAATATCTTACTCCTTCCTTATCAGTGATTAGGCAAGCGTATTTAGCTGGTGCTGTAATCAAGTAATGACTACATATCTTCTCACGTTTAAGTATTAGTAAGTTCCTATCAGCATTAAGATAATCACATAATTTCTGATACCCATTTGCTATTAGTTGTTCTAAGTGTTCCTTATAAAATGTATCTATCTCTTCTGTACCTTCAGCAATTCCATCTAAATCTATGAAACAGGAATCGGTATGGGTGAACCTGAGTCTACTACTCTTACCATAATTTTCATCAAGATAATCAGTGACTACCTTAGAAGCATACTTAATAGCTAATTGACCACTAATTGTGATACTAGATGCTAATTCAGGGGAGTAGTACCTACAAAATTTTGACGCAAGGATGCCGTAACCACTATTCATTAGTAGTTTAACAGCTTGTTCAAATGTATGTAAGTTACTGTATTTATTAACTAGTTCTTCTTTTTCTTCTTCACTTCCCTCAAAGGTTTGGATTAATTTATCAGTTTCTAGTTTTTCCTTCTTACTAACATCACGTTCATCCATTAGTAATTGATAGATAGCAGGATAAAACCCAACTTTATCTTTTCTAAACTTATAACCACTACCAGCCAGAATAGTGTTATCGTTATGCTCGATTTCCATGTTTACTAGTCTTTCATCAATACCATTAGATTTAACTTCTAATCTATCTTCTGGTATCAACGTATCAGGACTAATGTTTAGAGTAATACTAAGTGAAGGATATAGCGCCTTTAGGTCAAGACTGATTACGTTTTTGAATATACCTGCTTCTATATCTTTCTTAATATAACCACCACTAATCTTTTTCTCCATTCTAGTAGTGTATGGTGGAATAGAAATATCCCTTTTGTTTAAGTAGCTGTAAATAAGACAATCCCATTGTTTAATGCTACCCATTACATCATCAAAGTTACACTTACAGAAATAAGCAACAGTAGCCACTAGATTGAATAGCTTACGCTTATTATCTATCATAGCTAATAATTCAACGTCTTTAATGTTGTATTCTACATATTTCTGAGGATTGTTAACCCTAAGTTCTTCTAGGTTGTCGTATTCTTCGTATCCAACCTTATCCTCACCTAGTTCTACTCCAGCCACAAAACTAAGTGTATTTGATTCATACTTGCCAACATTTTTCTGATAGAGTAACATGTAATCAACTAGTGCTACTCCATCAATCTTGTTATCATATCTATCCTTATTGTTTTCATCTACTCGGTGTTTAGATTGTACTCTACCCCTAACTGGTGATAACATTCTCGATTTCTTCTTACCGATTACCTTTATACATCTATTAATAGTGTAAGGGTCATCATAACCTTCACTGTTATATCCAGATAGAATATCAGGTTTTAGTTTATCAATCAACTTAACAAAATAGGTTAGCAATTCTTTTTCTGAGTAACAGAACTTATAATGGAGTTTACCACTAACAGTAATTTCCATTTGTTCTTTATAAAACTTTTCGGTACTAAGACAATATACTGTACCCCTAAATACATCCTTAACGGTAATAGCTGTGATAGCCCCGTTTGCTTCATGTGGTGGACTAAACTTGCCAGTATCAGGGTCTTTCTTATTCTCAATATCATATAACAACACAGTTAGCTTATTGACATCATAATTAATAGCTTCTGGATACTTGTCATTTATAAATTGATAACATGGTTCTATATCATCATATAGTTTTAGTATTTCGCCATAACTCTTCTTATAATCATACCATTCAGATACACCATTAAACACTTTCTTAGTAGTCAATTCGTCATGATAGGTTTTCTTATGTGCTTCTGATTCGTCAGTAGTCTTAGTACTAAGGTATGGTTTATAATCTTCCACACGGATAAACTTATCCCCATTATCATCATAGCCAATATGGAATAGTTCTTTTCTGTTATTGAACACATAACTATAAAACATTATAATTCTCCAAACACATCATCTAGATTACCAGATAGGTCTTTCTTTAGTAAGTTGTTTTGTAAGCACTCATTTTTATATATCATGTATAAGTTATGGTCTTCTTTGATTAATTCTGCTATAACTTCTGGTTCTTCGCCATTATCTAACATATCAGTTAGAATGTTAATTAGAGAATCCTTATTCTCATTATAAGCGTCATAGATTTGTTTCTTGATAGTCATTTCCTCATCCCTTCTCAATGGTTATAAATTACAATATCATTTACTATAACACTATATATTAGATTTGTAAAGTGAAAAGCTAGGGGTTAATCTAAACCCCTAGCTCTATTTGTGGTCTATAAGATTTTACTAGATATTTCAGCTAGTTCACTGCGTTCACACTTACTTAGTGAAATGTGTGCCGCTATTGATTGGTCTTTAAATTTTTCTACTGCATACACGAGTCCATTATTATCCGCAGATAGAAACGGGTTATCAATCTGATTGTAATCACCAGACATTACTATCTTAGAATTAGCACCAGCCCTAGTTAGTACTGTTAAAATTTCTTGCTTTGTTAAATTTTGGCAATTATGGACTACATAACCAGTATTCATATCTGTAGTAGTTCCACCGTTCACAGTAGCAACAAAATTATGATTATCTTCAACCTCCATATCAAACACATGTTGAGATTCTTCTAATTCATTAACAGCAGTAACAGTAGTCACAGCATAATTAGCAAATTTGTTATTCCATTCATAATTACCAATAGGCAAATTACTTTTATAAGCACAACTTTCATCTAAATAAGGACTAACTATAGAAAGCAATCTCTTTGTTCCTTCCACTGTGACGTATATGTAATTATATGTCTTGTTTCTATCTTTTTTGTGATAACTTTTTAGGTTATTCTGTATTCCAAATTTATCCTTTAACATGTCAGATATCTTTTGGCTACTTTCGTCATTGAAACTGTTTATGTGGAACACCACTGTATTAGAGTCAGAACTATAACTTCCATCATCCATAAAGAATATAGCTAACCCCTTTTCGTTGATTATTTCTAACATCCAATCATCAATGTGTTCACCTCTAGGGTGTTTTATTTTTTCTGGCAACACAAAAGAATTTGTTGTAAAATCATATAAGGTTCCTTTAGAATAACCATTATTTTCTATCTGTCTAACTTTATCTTGTCTGTTAAAAATAGTGGCTTTTTTTCTAAGGTATTGCTCTTGTTTTACGCCATGATTCACTGTCATTCTATATGTGTTTTGTGACACTTCTCGAATAGAACCATCACCTAACCTAGACCCAATAACTACTTGTAATTGATCGCCATTCAAATAGTGACAATTTTGGCGATTTTTCCCCCCACTCATAATTAACGGATCACCTATTTCTAATTCTCCTGCTTTCACCCAACCCTTATTAGCAACTAAGAAGGGATGGTTACTTGTGCATTTTATCCTCTTCGCTCCACTCACAATTTGAATTAATGGCTTTATCCCCTTATGGCTAACCGATATTATGTTTTTATATTCGAATTCATTAGTTGATTCGTTAAAAGTTCTAACTTTTGGTAATTCGTTTCCTCTTATATAAGAATGAAAAAGTGACCCTATTTGTATATTCCCCTTTTCGGTTGCTACTTTCTGTTTATACGGGAAACATTCATCCACGAGTATAAATTGATAAGGGATACTCCTACCCCTAATAAATGTTAATGGTAGCATTTCAATTTTACCAGCTTCCTCTAATTCTTCAAATGGGGTTCGTTTAGCCACTTTCTTACTCTTAGGTTGATCATCACTAAAACAAAATAGAAATTCTAAGTTATCCATAATAGGACCAAACCAAGGAATTAACTTTGTCTTAAGGTCCCCTTTTAAGTAACCAATATCTTTCTGAAAAGGCATAATAGGTCTAGCTACAGTTAATTTCCTATACATAGATTGTTCTAAAACTGCTTCTAAGGCACTCGCAATAGCTATTAGACTCTTACCACTACCAGCCGCACCAGTTAGCGTCACAAGGCTAATTTCAGGGTCTAAGAGGAAGTTTGCCGCTATCTGTTGTTCTAAGTTTGCACACTCTAAACCAAATGGCGCTAACTTATTATCCATTAGTATTAACCTACCACCTTTTTGACTAGTAATAGCCCTCACTTTAGGATCACTATTGTTAACTAGTACTACTGCTTCATTAGGATAAAACTCTTCGTCTACTCCTACTACACTCTTATCTACATAGCCATTTTCATATACACTCTGAATTACATCATGGGAAACATATTCTTCTCTCATACCAGTGTAAAGGTTAGATACGTTTACCTTATCATCTAAGTAGTCTTCAGTTTCTATTTCTAGTACTCTAGCCTTTACTCTTAGGTTTACATCCTTTGTGATTAAGATTGGATTTTCATCACGTTCCTTTAACATTAGACAAGTGTTTAATAATTTGTCATCAGCTACATCTTCTCCCTCAGCATGCGATAAATCTACACTATTAGGTAATTCGCTATTAGTTACCATTATCACGTTTTCATTTTTATCAATTATTTCTTGTTCGATTAGCTTAGTTACATGTCTAGCATTTACACCAACTTGGTCTGTCCTCTTTTTCTGTTTATCCAATTCCCATAATATAACAAATGGTATGTAGATTTTATTACCATTTAGTATTTTAGTGAACGAGTTATAATCATGTATTAGTACGTTGGTGTCTAGGACATAGGATTTAGGATTCATGTAATACCTTTCTTATGGGTTATGATTTTCTCCAACTAGCCAACTTAGCTAAACCTGACAAACCAAACACTGTGTTATTATCTATTAGTTTCATTAAGTTTTCGTTATTCATTCCATTCACTACCATCTGGTTAATGTCTTTTTCCTTTATGTTAGTGGGGAATAAGACTACACTATATCCTTTCTCTAGGTTTTTCTTCATGAAGTCACAAGTGTATTTGTTTCTCCTTTCGTTATCTGTTACTAATACTACCTTCTTCTTATCTAGGAGATTACAGTAATCGCAGACTGCATCTAGTCCACCTAATGCACCAACTACTCCTATACAATTATCAATAAACAAGCTATCAATTTGTCCTTCTGTGACGTACACTTTCTTATGTATGTTTAGTTTATCATAACCATACACTTTAGGTATGTCTTCGACAAACTTAATAGTTAAGTATTTGGGTGATTTATTGTCAATACTTCTACCTGATGCACCAAATATGTTTCCGTCTCTATCCCTAAAGGGGAATACTATTCTTCTATCTCTATAGTATTCATTTTGGAAATTATCTGGTTGTTGTTCCTTACACCAGTTATAGAAATTATCTGTATAGTAACAATACTCTAATACTTTATCTAGTGGTAGTTTTCTGTCGAAAGTGTATTGAATAGCATCATGACTAGATGGTAAATCTCCTAATCTATTTAGGTCTAGTGTTTCTAACTTATTCTGAAACGGATTATCACATGATATGTTTGGTCGTTGTTTGTATTTATTCTCAAATGAGTTTAAATAAGATTCTTTAATGTAATCATCATAAACATAGGGATAAAATGTTTTGAGGAAGTTGTGAAAATTATTAGAATATCCACAGTTAAAACAGTGCATTGTCAATTGGTCACTAGAAGTATAGAACCATGCGCGTTTTTTGGTAGATGATATTTGACTATCATTGCAAATAGGGCAACGGAAATTGGCAAAGTAGTTAGCGTGATTCTTACGTTCAAATTTATCTAGTGGTAAGGATAGTGCGTATTTTTGGTCTATTAGTAGTGACATATTGAAACTCCTTTCTAGGGAGTAGTATAACACAAAAAAAGGGGCTAGTCAACGACTAACCCCTAAGTTGATTAAAATGGTAGTTGTTTGTGATACTACCAATTTTCTCCTATTTCTAGCGAACACACAAAATTATGAGTATCACCATGTTTAGCATGTCCAATCCAACTTCTATACATTTGTATCATTTTATGTTTATCTATATTACCAGATTGATATGATCGTATTTTACTTTTAATTTTCCTTTTTGAATCGTTTCTAAGTAATCTGTGCGTAGCGTAATGTTTGAATCCTATAGCGTTAACTCCTTGTTTTATTGGGAATATCTTACTTTTGTCTTCATTCAATCGCAATTTCAGCTTGTTATGTAAAAATTGTTCACTCTTTTCTAATACACCCTTAGCTTCTTTTTTAGATGAAACAATTATAACCACATCATCAGCATATCTAACATAATATTTCAGTTTCATGTTCCTTTTCATGTATTGATCAAATTCATTCAAATATATGTTAGCAAATATCTGACTAGTCAGATTGCCTAACGGTAATCCTATTTCGCCGGGAGATGAATCTATAACAACATCCAATAACTTCAACGCAGAACGATCAGTTATCTTTTTCCTCAATAACTGCTTTAATACATCTCTGTCAATATTGTAGAAGAATTTTTTGATATCCAATTTCACAATATAAGCACTTTCACCGTATTCCCATTTGGATTTTCTTAGGAAATGTCCAATGCGATCATTGCAAGCATGAGTTCCTTTATTTTCGATACACGCATAACTATCGTATATGAAACAAGGGAAATATATTTCTTTAATCACATTGTGTATCATGTGTTGCACAATCTTATCACGGAATCTTGGAGCATATATTTCTCGCTCCTTTGGTTCGTATACCTTAAATTTAGTATATTCTCCTACTTCGTATGTCTGATTACTTAGCTCGTAAACTAAATAGTTAAGGTTTACTGTTTCGTTATTCACAAAATGTATAGCAGGTAATTTGTATTTCTCCTTACCTAATCTAGTTTTATGTAAAGCATAGTATACATTTTCTATGTTTATTATATCCGGGTATATGTTTTTATAACTCTTCGACATATAGGGTTTCCCTCTCTCCAGTACTCAGCTACATGACATTGTTAATGTGTTTACAATCTATGATTGAAGGAATAACACTCCCTTGAATAAAACAAGTCTTGTATATGTAACCTTGATCACACATATCTGATTAATTATTACATTCAGGGCAGGACGCCACCCATTATTAGTATTCGTATTGTTAGCATTATTAGTATTGAAGTCAGCTATACCATTATTGCCACGATTGACACGGCGGTTACAGTGTTATCCCTTAGACTTACAACTTACCTATTTGCAGATTTACGTATATACCCGGATAATAATTTGTTTATTTCTGTTAAACTCTCGTCTATTACCACAAAATGCCCGTTGCTTATGTATTTTCTCTCCCTAGATAGTTTCATCAACACCTTCAACAACTGTAAATGTCCATCAGCCTCCTGTAAATACACTTTCCGTTTACTCTTTACTGCATTGCCTAGTTGTATGTATTTTATTACATCGAAAAACGACTCCTTTATTCTGCTACACAAACAAAACTTCTCCGACTTCGGAAAGTTTATTAACCGAGGATATATTCGATACAATAATTCCTCAACCTTCTGTTTTACTATCAATTCTTCCATAGTGAATTCCTATTTGCTAATCGTTCTAATGCTTTCACCTTCGCTACAGCCACTAGAACCATAGTGTAGAGGTCAGATACGTACAGTGTCCTACTGTACAACTTCAAGGACAGGACGCCACCCAAGATAAGTAGCATACGTAGTGCCAGCAGGATAAGTATGGAAAGAAGCTATACCATAATGGCCACGTTGGACACGGCGAGTAGTATCTAATCCTCGCTCCTGACACCAACTAAGAGCACCACTTCCACCATAAACTTGTAATTCTGCATTCGTAAAATTAGCCCAGTTATTGCCATCTTGTGGTCCACCATGTCTAGTAGTTTCATAACCACCATCCATACCAATAGTAGG